GCCTGCGCGGCCACAAGCCCCCACCGAATCTCTTCCTCGATCTCTACGGCCTCCTTGAGGGCCACGAGCAGTTGCACATACTCGGGATCGCTGTACGCCTCGCGCTCCTGCGCGTTGACGGCGGTCTCCATGGATCGCTTCATGATGATGGCCTTCAGGCTCTTGCGGTATTCCTCGCAGTAAATCCTGTTGGCCTTCGCCTGTGCATATCGCTTGCCGTGCTTGAAGATGTACTCAATCGCAAGCTCTGGGTTCTTCACGTCGCTGTCGCTCATTTCTTCTCCTTACTTTTACGCTGTTCAAAATCATTCGTGCGGCACTTGCGTACCCACTCATCTCGTGCCTCTTGATGAACCTGAGGAGGATCTTTTCGATCTCGTCACGCTCCCATTCCGCACCACTTTTGAAGATCGGGTACCCGGCATCGTTGACGCCGAACTCACCGTAGATCTTCTCGAACGCTTCTTTGCTCGTCACGCTCTCGCTCCTCTCTCTCCATCAGGTCGGCCATCACCCATGCGTCTGACGCGATGTCTCCAAGGCTCCCCTCGTAGGTCTTGTCCATCAGCAGGGCCATCATGGCCATGCCTGCCCAGACCTGCTTCATGCTTGGCTCGCTCATTCGTCACCTCGGTCGATCTGTGCGTTGAAAATGGCAACTTTGGCCGCAGTCTCTGGCCCCTTCTCGATGGTCACGATCATGTCCGGCCCCATGTAGATCGGGATGCACAGTTGCAGGTTGGGCTTGCAGTTGCCGTTCTCGCGAATCGCGATCTCAGCACCCGTTGCAAGCTCCATCGCGGCCTCGTACAGACGCGGCACCGGGCTGTCCTCCGGCGCAATACCACTCACCATCTTTTTCATTTCTCGCTCCTTGGGAATAAAGCCTCACCTGCATGTGCTGGGAAGTCAGCGCCCCACGCGATCAACTGCAACACATCCATCTTTTCCATGAACCCATCGACAGCGCCGATGCGGTACTTAATCTCGCCGTGGTCTGTCATGACCTTGACGACACCCACGGTGCCCTTGCCACTCGTGAACCACGTCCAGTCCAAAGGGGTTGATTCATTCATACTTCGCTCACTTTCACTTTCAACATTCCACCGACGATGTCGGCCCAATAGATGCGGAGGTCGACGATGTTGCTGTCGTCCTCCCACACACCTGCATGCGTCAGGCTGTCGAGCACAGCCTTGAGCAGGTTGTCCAGATCCCTGCGGCGGTTGTCTGGCCGGAAGGCCTCGATCTCCACCTTGAGCTTCTGGGTGTAGTGCTTGGCCCCGCGCTGGATCAGCACCTGATCAGCCACCGCCTTGCGGTATTCACGACCCTTGGCGCTGATGATCATGCGGCCCTGAAAAGTCCTCCAATATGAATTCATTGAAGGTGGCCATGGCAGTGCGATCTCGATCATTGACGCTGGCTCGGGATGCGGTTGCGGATGCGCTCGGCCAACATCTCTAAGACCCCACGCACAGCGGTGTCCTGCTCGGCCATCTCATCCTCGAGGATGCGGGCGCACTCGTCGCGCTCGATCAGCAAGGCCTGCTTGGTCGTCTGGATAGCGATGGCCATGATCTCGCCCTTGGCCTGCGCCAGCGCTTCATCAAACTCCTTGGCCGTGTACAGGGTCTGGCCTGCGCCCTGCCCTAACAAAAACCGCTTTTGGAAATCACTCAATTCAACTTTGCTCATCGCGTTTCTCCTAATGCGCGTTCAACATCCCAGCCTCTGTCAATCCTTCTAGCAATAGTCGCGGCAGGGATGCCTGTTTTTGTTGACCACTGCGCCAGCGTCATCACCTCTCCACCAAATTCAATCAATCGATTGTTTTTGCGATTGTTTGCCTGCTGTTCTTTGGTTGCCCAAATGCAATTTGATGGGCTGTAATTTTTTTTTCCATTGACTCTTTCGAGAGTGCATCCATCAGGTCTTTCGCCCATGTCTGCAAAAAAATTCTCAAATGAGTCACGCCATCGTTTGCACACACTTATCCCAACCGCTCCGTATCGTTTGTATTCTTTGTGAGATGGCTGATAGCAACGATCTTTCATGGCTCTCCATGATGTGTATGTTGGCGTCTCGCTCATGCCATGCGTTGTGACGCGATCACCAATCGTGAGTCTCGACGACTTACACCCGCAACTTTTCGTATTCCCTGACACCAAGTTACTTTGGTGAACCTGAGTCTCGTTTCCGCAATCACAAAGACACTTCCAATAATTCGCATAACCTTGCCTTGATGAACGAAAAACTCGGCGTTCCAAAGACACCACGGTCAGCATTCCATACCTAACTCCAATTCTGTCAATCATCGGCATTTTTCACTCCGTTTTTCCTTGTCTCCAATCCCCATATTCTCCTCTATTTCCCAAAGCCCACTCGATTCTAACATCCTCTTCAAGCCGTGACTTCGGATGAAGGTCATTCCAGCCCTTGTGATGTCGGCCAGTGTGGTCAACGTAACCTCTGAGCCATCGGTGTGCGCCATCACGATCTTCAATGCGCTTTCGGATGACCCATCTAACGAGACAACGGTGACGATGCTCATCTGGCCCAACTCCTTCTGCTCCTCCGTCCACATTCAAAATCTCCCTCCTTCATCAAATGCCATAGGCATGGCGTTGACCATCTCCGTGAACTGCTGGCTCTCGCGGTCGTACCACAGAGAGAACCAGTCCTCGGCCTCACCGTTGCGTTGCTTCTCGCACATCAGCATCGCGTCTGGATCTTTGTCGTCAGGCGTACCACCGGCCTGCACCTTGTGCTCCTTCTTTTTGTTGCGCCACATCAGCAGGACGTTGTCGACCTGATCGGCAATCGCACCCGTACCCTTGATGTCGTTCTTGTTGGGTTGCATCTCTTCGTTTTGCAACTTGCGGATGTGGTGGATCAGGTGGATGTGGATGTTGTGATCACGCGCCACTGCCGTCAGTTCGTCGACGAAATACTTCTGCGCGTTGTAGTCATCCTCACCGGCCACGCACTTCATGAGCGAGTCGATGAACACATGCTTGATACCCAACTCCATCGCGCAGTACCGCGTCATGGCGATCACCTGCTGGCTCGAGGTGGTGCCCTGCTGGTCGTACAGGTACAGGCGACCGTCGCAGAAGCGGCGGAAGCGGTCGAGCAGGTTGCCGATGTACTTGGCCTTGTCGGTGAACTTCGGGAAGTCGATGTTCTCGCCAGCGAACTGACGGAGCATGCGGTACAGGGTGCGCTTGGGCTTCATCTCGAAGGAGGCGATGCAGATTGACTGCCTCTGCTTGATCAGGCCCAGCGCGATCTGGCCGGTGATCATGGACTTTCCGCCCCCGTTTGAGCCTGCGTACAGGGTGACCTCACCCGGGCGGAACCGGAAGGAGTTCTGGGTCTTCGGCCATGGCATGCAGACCGAGTCGTCCTTCTTGACCGGCTGGCCAAGCTCCGACTGCATCTCGTCAAGCCACGTTGCGGCCTCATGCACCTTGTGGGTGACATCGTTGGCCTTCAGGTACTTCTCGGTGTTGATCTCTTCGGCCTTGAGCAGGCGGATGCGGCGGGCCTCATCCAGCGCTCTGGCGCGTTGTTCGATCATGGTGGTGTCAGTTGACATTTGCATACCTCATCGCTTCTTCAATTCGCTCACAAGCCACTTTCATTCGCTCTCTGTCGCTCTCGCTGATCTTCTTGCCCTGAGACATGTCGAAGGCCACGATCTGCACCACAAGCGCCTCGAAGGCGATGATCCGCATGAGGTCGCTGGCGTAGAACGCTGGCTTCATGCTGGGCTTGCCGGTGACAGGGTAGTCCTTGCGCTTCTCGTCAGGCGGGAACAGGTCGGTCATGTCGAGACCCACAGCACCCAGCACGTTGGCTGTCTCGCACCCGGCAAAGCAATGCACGAGGATGCGGCCATCGTCGGCCTCACGCACGGCCAGCGAGGGGCCTTTGTCTTGGTGCGCAGGACAGCGGGCAGTCCATGAGCCATTTCGGCCCTTGACCTTCTCCAAACGCTGAAGCAGGTTCTCGACCGGAGTCATAAATGCCTCGCCAAGGGGTCAAATCGGGGCTTGGCGGCGTTTTTTTGGGTTGGGTGAGGGGTCATATGACCCTCCGGCCAGAAAACGCCTCAGCGGCCCCGTTTTCATCTTCCCAACGACGTTGGTTGATGTAGGTCATCGGTGCGGGTTCGAAACCGCCAAGCCACTGCTCGGAGGCCTTCAAGGCTTTGACGTTGGCGATGATCGTGTCGGCCACATCGTCGAGGTTGTGCTTCTCCCACTTCGCGAGCACAGCGGCACGACCGACCTTGCGTTTTGACGTTGGCCATGTCGACCAGAACTCATCGAATCGCGATGTTGTCGACGCAGTCGACGTATTGGTATTTATATTCTTATTCTTATTCTTCTTAGGGTTTGCTTTCGGTTCCGATTCGGTTTCCGGTTCGGTTTTCTTCGGCCTGCCGCCTCGCTTCCCGAGGGATCGATTGTTCTCGACTTGTTTGTTGTAACGCATGATTTCAGCATCACAACGAGCATTACGATAGCCTTCTGAGGTGTGTTCGAAAAACTCCCCCAAAACCGATTCGGTTATGTCCAGATCGAGGCGAATTTTTCTGGAAACCGATTGGGTATCGAGTGGGATTGGCTTCTCGCTCATGTAGTACAGATCGAGCAGACGGCGGTATGCTAGATCCTCCGCATCTGACAGGTGCGTGGTGTGTGTGATGTAGTCGCCGAGGTGAAACTTGTACCAGATCATTTCAACGCTCCGAACAGATCTGGCCGCAACTCTTCGCGTGTGACCTTGCCGTTTGTGATCTGGTGAATCATCACCGCGAGGCCTGCACTAGGCACCTCACGGCCACTGATGATCTGCGCCATCCATGTCTTCGAGATGCCCAGCTTCTTGGCCATCTCCAGCTTCGCGCCTCGAGGGCGCGTCTCAAAATACTCCTTCAATGTCATGTAGACCTCCTGTAGTTGGTTTATGTGGATCTTACACTAAAAAAGAAACCGTGCAAGTGGTGTTGTATGTTGGGATTAAACATGCTACAGTCCACGACGTGTTCAACAGCGAAGGAGAGCGAAGTGCAAGACCAAGCGTTTCATCAACTGATGCTTGAGCGCGAAGAGCGACTGGAGGAGGCCCTCACGAGAGCCGAGTCTGGTCAAGCAACGGCTGACGATTGGACTGTCATTCGATACGAGTGCGGTCTACCTCGGAAGTCAACACCCGTAAACACAAGGAGCGAATGATGGGTTTGGTAGCGAAAGACAGCGGCGAGGGAAATTTCACCCCCGTCCCCCCGGGTATGCATCTGGCACGGTGCTATCGCATCGTGGATCTGGGCACTCAGAAGACTGAGTGGCAAGGGCAGGTGAAGTACCTCCAGAAGGTCATGATCCAGTTCGAGGTTCATGGCGAAGACGACAACGGAAAGTCACTGGTCACCAACAAGGGTGAGCCGATGTCGATCTCGAAAAACTACACCCTCTCTCTCGCAGAGAAGGCAACCCTCCGCAAGGACTTGCAGGCATGGCGCGGTCGTGATTTCACTGCCGACGAACTGCGTGGCTTCGAATTGAAAAACATTCTGGGCGCGTGGGCCATGATCTCTGTGGCCAAGTCGGTTGGCAACAACGGCAAGGAGTACACCAACATCATGTCGGTGAACCCCGTACCCGCCGCGATCAAAAAGGCAGGACTGCCTGAGGGCTTCAACAAGCTCGGCATGTTCTCCATCGAGGAACCCGACATGGACTTGTTCGAGACCTTCAGCAATGGTCTGAAGGACAAGATCAAGGCCTCGCCGGAATGGCAAGCTCGTGAAGGCAACGAGTACGCCCGCAACGAGTCGGCCAGTGGCCAAGCCCGCCAGAGCACTGGCAGTGGCTTCGACGACATGGATGATGATATCCCTTTTAATTAAAACCGATCTATAATGGTCTGACCTCAATAAGCACAGGAGTTCAGACATGGTCGGTTTTAAGGAGTGTTTCAAGTGCAAGACCGTCAAGCCACTCGGCGAGTTTTACAAACACAGCGCGATGGCTGACGGTCACCTAAACAAATGCAAGGCCTGCACCAAAAACGATGTGGCCAAGCACAGAGAAGAGAACATAGAAAAGATCAGAGCGTATGACAGAGACAGAGCAAAAAACAAAGAGCGGATTCAGCAAGCCGTCGAGGTTACGAAAGCATGGCGGGCAGAAGACAAGAGACGTTCGGCGGCACACAGCGCTGTTGCACGGGCAATCAAGTCTGGCCGACTCAAAAAGAAGCCATGCGAGCGGTGCTCTTCAGAGAAATCTGTCGCGCATCATGACGATTACAACAAGAAGCTGGCTGTGACGTGGCTTTGTCAGCCCTGCCACAAGCAAAGACACAAAGAGTTAGATCAACAAACCCGAAAGGAAATTCAATGACTGCACGTTCTTTCAATGACACCATCGTGGCCCTGCGCTACGGTACCCTGCACGACGACCTGACCACCGAGTTGAACAAGCTCGTGGCCACCGTCTCCAACACCATGAAGGGCGGCGAACTGACCCTCAAGCTCAAGCTCAAGCCCGGCAAGGGCGGCCAGATCGAGATCGTCGACGACATCGTGGTCAAAGCGCCCAAGGAAGAGAAGGGCACTTCGATCATGTTCGCGACGCCCGAGGGCAACCTCACTCGCGAAGACCCCCGCCAGTTGCAGATCGAAGGTCTGCGCTCGGTGGACATGGAAACCGGTGAACTCAAGAAGGTGGGCTGATCATGGCGTACGACGACGACAACCTGCCCATCGGTGACACCGAGGCCGCGCTGGTGGCTGGCCAAAACCTTGGCGATGCCAAGATCATCAATGGCCACCCCTACGCCATCGTGCCGGAAGGCTCCAAGCTGGTCGACATCGAGGACATGCTGGACAAGCCCCTGCGTCGCAAGGGCAACACCAGTCTGCGCGATCCTGATTCGTTCTGCCGCTTCGTAACCGAAGAGGCAACCAACCAGACGCGCATCTACGGCAACCTCAAGGAAGGCCGCTTCCGGGCGGTTTTCAACGACCACCGTGGGGAAGAAAGCCCCGTGGCTGGCTGGCGCGACTACACAGCCACCTACACCTGCCCCACGTCCACCGAATGGCAGACATGGAAGGGCAAGAGCGGCCAGCAAATGAATCAGGTGAATTTCGCCCAGTTCATCGAGGACAACCTGCCCGACATCGCCCAGCCGCCTGCGGCTGAGATGCTGGAGGTGTCCCGCACCCTCGAGGCCAAGAAGAAGGTCAACTTCGCACAAGGCATCCGCCTGTCGAATGGCCAGAACGAACTGACCTACGAAGAGCAGATCGAGGGCACCGCTGGCAAGGGCAAGTTCAAGATCCCCGAGGAGTTCACCATCGGCATCCCCGTGCTCGAGGGTGGCTTGCGCTACGCGGTTCAGTGCCGCCTGCGCTACCGCATCGGTGATGGCGGCAACCTGACCATGTGGTACGAGATCATCCGCGCCCACAAGATCTTGGAAGACGCGATCACCGAGGTGTGGAAGAACATCGAGAACCAAACTGGCAAAACAATTTTCAACGGCGACCCCGCATAAACATAAAAGGACAACTGGCAATGAACAACAAAGTCACCATCGAGGGTATTCAGGCAAAGATCAAGGGCGAGGTCTACCTCGTCCTGCCTGACGGCAAGTCCACCCTCTGCATTCTGACGCTGGAGAACGGCTACACCATCAAAGGCCTGAGCGCCTGCGTGGACGCGGCCAACTTCGACATGAGCATCGGTCGCAAGATCGCATTCGACGACGCCATTCGGCAGATCTGGCCCCTCGAGGGCTACCTGCTGGCCGAGAAGCTGTACTTGGACAACGCCAAGCCCGTGGCCACCACTCCACCCAAAGAGGGCAAGGCAACGATCATTCGCCCACCCAAGGCAGACCCAGCGGCATGGGGCTACAAGAAGGACGGCACACCCAAGCGCAAACCCGGAGGGCCTCGCAAATGAACCGCTACATCGGAGTCAAAGAGATCAACGCGACGCCCATGAGCCGCGCCGCCTACAACCTTTTCCGTGGCTGGGAACTGCCCAAAGACGAGAACGGTGAAGACGAGGGCTACCTCGTCGAGTACATCGACGGCGGTCAGGCCAACACAGCCACCTACAAGGGGTATGTGTCGTGGTCACCCAAGGACGTGTTCGAGCGGGCCTACAAGCCTTGCGACGGCATGACCTTCGGTATGGCCTTGGAGGCGCTCAAAAAGGGCCACAAGGTGGCTCGCAAGGGCTGGAACGGCAAGGGCATGTGGCTGTCCCTCTCCGGCCATCTGGACGGCACCCTGATCCCCGCTGAGGCCTTCTGGTCGAAGAACAACATGGACTTCGCCATCGAGAACGGCGGCAAGGCCTTGGTGCTCCCGGCCATCACCATGAAGACCACCAACGCGCATGGCCGCGTCGGCATCCTCATGGGTTGGCTGGCCTCTCAAACCGACATGCTGTCGGACGACTGGGAACTCGTAGCGTGAGCCGCGTAGCCAAGATCATCATCGGTGGCTTGGCAATCCTGCCCATCTGGCTCGGCCTGTGGGCAGGCTCTTTCCTTGTCATCATCAAACTGTGGGAGGCCTTGTAATGGATAGCCTTGGAGGACTTTTAATCGTGGCATGGGTAGGCCTTGCATGGCTCACCCATGTGATCACCTGCATCAGCGCAGGCAAGTGGATTTTTCTGCTCGCTGGCGCGATCTTTTTCCCCATCGGTTGCGTACACGGCACCGGTGTGTGGTTCGGAGCGTTTTGATGGACGACTTCGAAGAAATGCCAAAGATGGCTGGGTGGCATGAGAGCAAGCTGACTGTGCCAGCAGATCAGCCCCTGAGCTTTGCCAAACCCAAGCCCAACTACAACATCACCTTCCACCGCAACAGCGACGGCCCTTCACTGGGCGATCCAGTGGGGTCGCTTGACTTCAATGGCCCCGAACTCAAGTTCACCGGCGACGCTGAAGAAAGCGCCAAGGTCTTCATCGACTGGATCGCACACGCCTTCAAAGGCCGACTTGAGGAAGAGTACAAGCGCGGCTTCAATGACGCGAAGAACGGCGGGGAGTGCAAGCCATGAAGTGCTTTGTGCTGGTGCTCAACGACATGCGGATGTCGAACGTCGAGAACAAGATGATCGCCTGCCGCGCTGATACCCGTGAAGGCCTCGAGAAACTGCTCGAGGCTGAGTATGTGCCCGGTGGCTGGACTGACGGCCAATGGGGCAAGACCTTCAAGCAAGGCGGCATGCTCGAGTGGTACAACCCGCCCAACGACTTCTTCGGTCAGGGCATCTATCCCGTCGATACCGACGAGATGATCAAGAAAGAAACCGAGTCGATTCTGACTTGGTGGCAAAACGAAATCGAACCGCTTCCAAAGGTGAACCCATGACCATCACAGCAAAAGAACCACGCGCCAGCGAGAGCAATCACTGGTACACCCGCGACGGCGCTCCCATGTACACCGTGGAAGCCGCCAAGGGTGGCCAGCGAGCCACGACCCTGCGCGACGCCCGCAAGCTCAGTCTGGTGCCCAGCGTCACCACCGTGCTCAACGTCGCGGCCAAGCCTGCGCTCACCCAGTGGCTTCAAAAGCAAGTCCTGCTGGCCGCGCTGACCCTGCCTCGCATTCCTCAGGAGAGCGAGGACGAGTACATTGCCCGCATCATCGACGACTCCAAGGAGCAGGGACGAGCCGCCGCTGATGCCGGTACCGACATCCACGCATCGATCCAAGGCTTCTACGAGGGCGAAGCGGTCACCCGTCACCATGAGCACGTCGTTGGCTGTACCAAGGCCATCACGGAGGTCTTCGGCCTGCATGGATGGATCGCAGAACGGTCGTTTGCCCACGAGATGGGCTTCGGCGGAAAATGCGACCTGCATTCACCTCAAGGGATCGTGATCGACGTGAAGACGAAGGAGTTCACCGATCCCAAAAAAGTGGATGGGTACGACGAACACCTCATGCAACTCGCGGCTTACCGCGTCGGTCTGGGCATGCCTCAGGCCCGTTGCGCGAACGTGTTCGTTTCCCGTAGTGTCCCCGGACTCACTGTTGTGAAAGAGTGGTCTGCGGACGATTTGAACCGAGGCTGGGAGATGTTCTGTGCCCTGCTATCATATTGGCGTCTGAAAAATTCATACGAGCCTTAATCATGCCAGCCACACGATATTTTGATTTGACCGGAAAAAGATTTGGAAAACTTGTTGTCGAGCATCGACTGCAAGAAACAAAAAACGGTGCCGTTGTTTGGTCTTGTATATGTGACTGCGGAAACAAATCAAAAGTCATCACAACAAATTTAAAGAACGGAACAACAAATTCGTGTGGCTGTATCAGAAAAATCAAATCCTCATTGATATTTAAAACCCACGGGCTGACAAATTCAAAAACCTATAGGGTTTGGTCTGGAATGAAAACAAGATGTTTAAATAAAAAATCAACCAATTACTCTTCTTACGGAGGAAGGGGGATAACTATTTGTGAGCGATGGAACTCATTCACAAATTTTCTTGAAGACATGGGCGAGCGCCCAGAAGGAATGACCTTAGACAGGATAGATGTAAACGGAAACTATGAGCCATCAAATTGCAGATGGGCATCAAAAGAACAACAGGCTCAAAACAAAAGAAAATTGAAAATGGTGAATGCGGATTCCTTTTTGAAATTTTTGAAAACACAGCCGTATTTAACAGAGCTTCAAGTAAAACAAATTGTCGACAACTTTTTTAACCAACACCAATGAAACCAATCAACGCATACCAAACCAGCGACGGCACTCTCTTCGCCAAGAAAGAGCATGCCGAGAAGCACGAGCTTTTTCTGAAGAAGCAAGACGTGGTCGAGGAGTTCCTCGACAGCGAGCACAACCCCTACACGGGCAGTGCGCAGAAATCCATCGCACGTCAAACGATCATCAACTGGGAACTGTGGAAAGCCAAAAATGACAAAAACCTTCCTGAATGAAGAACTGGTCAAGCAGATCTTTTTCTACAGCGACGACAAACGCCCCGACGCGATCATCGCCGACGAGGTGGACATCGTTCAGTTCGCGGAAAAGCTCGAAGCCTACCTGCGCCCTCGCATCGCGTTCGAGGAGCACCAGCGCTGTGTGGGGATCGTGCGTGACATGAACCCTGCGGTTGCCGACGCTCTCAACAACCAGCGTCCATAAAAAAACCTCCCCCGGTTAGGGGGGAGGTGAAACTACCGCTATCAACTGGCAACTGCGCGGTAATTCAGGTGGGAGACACACCTGAATCTTTAGGGGGCGGGATTGGCCTCGCGAGCCTTTGCATCCCGCTCCATTTTCATGTCCCTCAGCATCTGGAGGGTGGGCGCCCCCAGCGACAGGCCGATGCCAATCGGTGCCGTGGGAGGGAAGAACGACATGCCGGTACCCAGCACACTCAATCCACTCAAGCCCATGCGCGTGTAGTCACGCTGGCTCTCGGGCAGGTCTGCCTGTTGCTTGATGTCTGCGGCCTCGCCTGCGGCACCAGCGATGGCCAGAGGCGGGAACACTGCGCGACCAAAGCGGCTGAAGGCCTGCGCCGGACGGGACTGCATCATGCCCTCGTACAGCAGGCTCACGCGCTCGAGCGGCGTCGGAGGCTTCGGTGTCGTCGGGATCGGCTGGCGCGGAGGCAAGGCCCGCAACTCGCCGGTGGCCGGATCGGTGGTGTAGGTCGCCCGGGGGCCACCACCCACGCTCGGCTCAGGAGTCATCAGACCGCCGAAGCGCTGGTTCTCGGTGAACCGGTCGCCCGGGAACATCTGGCCCAGCTTCTGCAAGGCCTCGCGGCGCTGGGTGGTCAGGTCATGCACACCACCGGCCTGCTTGGTCATGTCCAGTGCGCGGCCAGCCTCGATGTCGGTCAAGCCAAACTCTTTGCCGTAGTTGAACACCCCACTGCCACCCATGGGAGGGCCACCAGCAGGACGCCCGCCAAGGGCCGTCAGTGGGCCTCCCTGTGGTTGCCCTTGGGTAGGCAGGCGAATGACGCTCTGGGGCGGGCCTGAGGGCGCTGGTGCGCCTCCAAGACCACCGGGCTGGGTGCGCTGGAGAATGTTCTGCGCCCGGGCTTTGCCCAGTTCGCGGCGCACGGCCATATCCTCGACAAGGTTGCCAGCACCGCGCTTGAGGGTGGGGGCCGCGCCGACAGCCGCGCCGGTGGCTTGATAGATCAGCTTCTCGCGGGGATCCTGCGGGCCAATCTTGGCCTCCTCGGGCGGCGGCGGGGGCACATCCTCGAGTTCAGGGGTGCCGGTGTCCTCAGGTTGCGGCGGACGGCCAGCCTCTTCGGGGTTCACTTCGACGGAGGTCTTGAAGGCCCCGTACGAGTCCAGATCCTTGAGGTACTTCTTCGTGATCGGGTTGAGTTCACCGGTCTTGAAAAACTCGGAGTCAATGCCTGCGTTGTAGCCTGCGGCGGCGAGCTTGTTGATCGTGGTCGACTTCATCTCGTTGGATGCAGGATCAGACTTCACCCGGTCGAGCGACATCTTCAGGTACTTCAGACCTGCTTCGATGTTCTTGTCGGGGTCTTGCAGATCCTTCTCGCTGAAGCCCATCGACTGACCGGTCTTGGGCATCACCTGCATGATGCCGTACTCACCGGAAGATCCTCGCTCGACATTGGGGTTCAGACCACTTTCACGAAACGCGATACCGACAGCAAGCTCGGGAGGAATGCCCATCTCCCGGGCTTTCTTGGCGATCAGATCCGCATACTCTTTTTGCTCTGGTGTGAGCTTGTCCATGAAATTCAAACCGGCCATGGCTTACTCCAGATTGTCGACGGCGGCACCTGCTTTGGACAGGTCGCGGCCTTTGCTTCGGGGTGCTGGCTGGGGCGCACCGGGCAGACGTTTGTTGCCCGAAGTGATCTCCAGCAGGCGCTTGTCGTACTGCTCGATCTCGTTCTGGTACCAGTCAGAGTTCTTGAACTCGCTGACGTTCAGATCGCCCTTGGCGGCTTTCTTCATCTCTTCGTACTTGCGAGCGATACGACGGTCGAGTTGTGCCCGCAACGTCAGCATGTCAGCCTTCATGCGAATCGACTGCGGCGTGTCTTCGGCGTTGATGCCTGAGCGCTGGAACAGGCCCTGCTCGTAGTTGGAGATCGAGCCTTTGGCGTACTGCGACATCTTCAACTGCATCTGCGTCATCAGCATCGCGGCCACTTGGAACTTGGCGATGTCTGCATCCTTCAGGCCAGCGTTGCGGAGCACGTTCTGCACTTCAGGAATGCCAACGGTGTACCCGGGCACACCGATACCGGTCTCGACCAGCTTGGCGATGCCGGAGGACACCTTGTTGTTCTGCAAGATGCCGAACATGTCCTTGGCCTTCGGATCATCCGAGAACTGACGGAACATGTTTGCGGTGGACAGCGTGTCGCGGGCCATATCGCCACCTTCGACGATGGACTTGCGACGTGATGCCTCTTGCTCGGTCTCGCTCTTCTCGAGGATGCCGCGACGAGCCTCTTCGGCCTTGATGTCCTCCTCGGACTTCAGACCGGGTTGCTGGCCAGCCTTTGTGGGCTTGCCATCCGGGCCGACCTCGCCGGGACGCGGAGGCGCATTCTGGAGGCGACGCACGATCTCGTGGTACCTCGGATCGTTGGTCGATTGGTACAGATCCAGCAGGGCCGAATCCTTCGGAGACATCTTGAACGTGCCGGGGTAGCCCGGGATCTGACGCTCGACTCGCTCGCCCTTGGGGAACTGGAAGAACACGCCAGTGGACAGGTCAACGATGCCGCCCTCTTTGGTCTCAAAGCGCTTGCGGTCAAGCTCGTTGGCTTCCTTGATCAGGTCGGGCAGGCTCTTGTTCTTGTCGTAGCGCGACATCTGGATGTACTGGCGACCCGTCATCATGTCGGGGTTACCCGGCATCACCTGCACACCCTCGACGCCTTCGAAGCCCTTGGGCGTTGCGCCAGACATCTGGGAGGCGGCGCGAGACGGCAAACCACCCCCAGCGGGGGCGGCGGACGGCTCACCAGAGGCCGCAGGAGCGCCCGGAAGGCCTCCGCCTGTGGGTTGGGCTGGACGACCGGTCGAAAGCGCCGTGGTGGGCGCGGTAGAGGTCGACAGGCCACCTCGTGGCGGCTCAGGCTCACCCAGATAACGGCCAATCGCCCGATCACGGCCCTTCAGGCGCTCAAGCTCGAGGCCTTGGCCAGCCACCGCCAACTGCTGGGCGGCAAGATCCTGATCCTCTTTGAGTTGAGCGGCCTCTGCCGCACCAATTTTCCCGGCGGCAATCCCTAGGGATTCACCAAAACTTCCGGTTTGAGTTGGGGCCAAAAACCCTTGAGCCGCCGCCATCATGACGGGGTCGAACATGCGGTTTTTGCGGGCATCCAGAGACTGCGTGAGCTTGGCCAATGCTTCTTGATAACGGCGGTTTGCTTCCACCGCATCTGGATCGCTACCGGGTAGGTACCCGACGCCGACGTTGGTATCTTTGGCCATGATTAAACCTCTCCGTCAGTGGGAGACCAAACCAATTCACCATTCAGGTAATACTTACCATCAGGAGAGATTGACGTTCCATCGCTGTAGTATTTCCAGCCGTATGCACCACTTTCATCTCCGGGCAAAGAGGTATTGGCAATTTCAGAGACAGAGAAGTCAGATCCAAGGGCTTTTTTGAGTTGATCAAGAATGCCACCGCCAAACTGAGCAACCTTGTTCAATCCGGCTCCACCTGAAGCGCTTCCGACCATATTCAGAACGCCCATGATCTGAGACAAATCAGACAACTGATACGAACCGGCCTTGGGGCCAACAAACTTTTCAGTCTGGGTCGTTGGGATGGTGAAGCCGCGCAAAAGCGCCTGTGCGCCCGTGGCGGTCTTGAGCGGCGCATCGAGCAGGCTCTGTTGGTAGGCTTGTTGCTCGGCACCGGCCTTGGTCAAAGCACCGGCCCCGGTCAGCCCCAACTCCTGCTCGCTCTTGGCCAGCAAGTTCTGGGTCTTCGCGGCTTCGTTGGCCAACTGGGCTTCGTCCAGTGCGGCCTTCAGTGATTCGCTGTACCCCTTGGACAGGGCACCGTACTGCTGACCAGTCAGGTTGGCCTGAGTGTCAGCGAGGGCTTGGCCAAGCGCACCTGCGTAGCGCTGGCCACCCAGACCACCAGTGCCAACAAAACCGGCCTTGAGGGTCGGCAGGACGTTGCGCTGAAGGTTCTGCTGAGACAGGCGGGCCATCTCGTCAACCACCTGCGAGGTGTACGGGTTCATCAGGGCGTTGATGCGATCAGGCGTGATGCCTGCGGCGGCTTTGGCCGCTGACGTGCCTGCGGCCTCGAGACCGGGCTTGTACGAGCCTGCAACGTCTCCGACCATTTGGTAGCCGGTCAACTGCTGAGGGGTCAGGCCAGCGACCATCTCGGTCGGGGAACGCCCCATGGCAGTCTGTCCCGCTTGCGAAAGCTGGGACAGGTATTGCGTGTAGTAATCCGGTGCGGTATCAGACCGGGTGGTGGTCTGAGTAATATCCGGCAGTGGTGCGCCTTGAGTAAATGACATTTTTATCCCCTAGCCTTTCGTTTCGTCAAATAATCCAAAGGCGACTTCTTCGCGGGAGGCGGCAGATCCTTTGGTTTGGCCGACCGGTGATACGCTCGAACCGAGTGCATCATGTCGTAGAGTTTATCGCTTCCGGCCTTTGTTGAGCCATTTCCGAGAGCCGCAACCACGTCAGCCGGGATCACGAACTCACCATCGGCCAGCATCGCCGGGATGTCATCAGACTGGCCATCGCCCGGGCCGGTAACAGCATCACCACGGCGGAAGTCAACGCGGGCCTTGCCAGAGTGGTGAACGACGTTCAGACCGCCTCCGGCGTACTGGCCGTAACGGGTGCCCGTCATCGAGCCTCCGGTGGCCATCAGGGGCGCGGCCATCAGGCCACCAGCCTTGGCACCCAGCGTGTCCTTCTGGAACAGGGACTCGTTGATCGAGTCGGGGTTCAAGATCTGATCGATGTCGTTGGCTTGGCCGTAGTTGTAGTAGCCCTCTTGCTGGCCTTGTTGATCCTGAGAGCGCTCGAGTCGGTCTGTTACTTCTGTGATTGGCACTTGTTTCCCCTGCTGGCCCTGCTGGGGCACAAACGATCCTTGTTGAGCTTGCTTGAGAAACTTTGCAAGCGGGCCTTCAAACTTCTCACCTTCACCGGTGGTTTGGAAGGGTTTTTTGAACTTTGCCGTGTCATCATCAACAGCAGAAGGGGCCGTCACAAGAGACATGGCGCTGGCCATCCCCTTTTCCCGTGCGGCTTTTTCTGCGGCGGCTTTTTGCGATGCCTTCCGAACAATTTCTTGTTTTTGTTGTTCGGTTTGAATGTCAGTGATCGACGAGCCAAGCTCCTTGAGGGCCAGATCGGTGGCCTCTTGGTAGGTCTTGCCCTGTTGCACCAGTTCGTCCACGCGGGTGTTGAACTGTGTTCCCATCTCAGTTTGGGCTTTCGTCACCGCATCGAACTTGGTTTCGACATCAGTGCCCAAATCAGTGATTTGCGACTCCAATTTTGTCGACACATCGTTGATGGCTGTGTTGATGTCCTCACCCATCTGTACACGGGCTTGAACCTCCGCTTTTTGCGCAGAAGTCAGGGCGTCAAACTTTGAGCCAACATCAGCGGAAATATCGGCAAGACCAGTCTTCAGTTCGCCAGATAGAGTCGTTGAAACATTGTTGATGGCAGTGTTCAGATCCTCACCCATCTTGGTGCGGTTTTGAACTTCTGCTTTCTGAGCGTCCGACAGCGCATCAAATTTTGACTGAACATCAGTGCTTAATTCGCCGATCTTGGTCTCAAGCCCAGTGCTGACATCATTGATGGCTTGCGTCAGATCTTTGCCTTGCTGAACCTGAGATTCGACGAGTGCTTTCTGAGCGTCCGACATTGCGTCGAACTTGGTTTGCATGTCGGTGCCCAAGTCGCCAATTTTTGCCTCAAGACCGGTATTGATGTTGCTGATGGTTACGCCAATATCAGACAGCGCCTGAGCAGTGGCTTCAGACTGGGTCTTGCCGGATGCAACCAATTCATCGATCTTGGTTTCGAGGCCAGTCTGAAGGTCTGTGATGGCCTTGGTGTTGCCCTTGTTTGCTTCAGCCAGTGCGGTGGCTAGAGCGGTATTGGTCGACGTGAGGCTGGTGTCGATTAGGTTCTGCACCTGATCGGTTGTCAACCCCGAAGTCTTCAGGTCAGCGATGGCCTGATTGATTGCCGTGAACGAATCCGTGTTGCCCTGTTGTGCGGAAGAGACCGCCTTGTTCAGGTCTGCAAGGGCGTCCGCCACGGCATTGAGATCTGCTGTGACTGCCACGTTACCACCTCCAGTTGTCGTTGATGTATCCACGGACGTGACTGGTGTTCCTGTCTTATCGAACACCACCACGTTGCCGTTTGAGTATGTGACCGACGTGTTGCCGTTGGCCAGCGTCGTGGTGGACGTGACTGTGGGCGTAGTCGATGTGTTTGTTGTTGATCCAGTAGTTGTGGTCGTGGAGCCAGTGCTTCCGCCGACGTTGGTGCTGTTGCCAGCCGTGTTGGTACCACCAGCAGGGGTTACCACCGTGGTGAGATCTGCTGGCTTGCTGATCTGCACAGTCGGAGCAGTGACCGTCTGGCCAGTACCAGTTTCGACCTTGGCTGTTGGCAAGAATGCCTTGGTGTAGCTCAAGGCGTTCTGAGCCTCGATGCCAGCGTTCTGAAGCACATTGCTGACGTTCTGAGCCACGGTGTTGATGTCACCGCCGGTGTTGATGGCGTCGAGCACCAGAGGGCTGACCTGAGCGATCTTGCTCGAGTCCAGCCCGGTGTCTTTCAAGAAACTGTTGACCGTCACCTCGGCGGTGGCGTCCACCATGGCGTTGGAGATCGCCTTCGCTGTCGGCTCGGTGTAGCCGTAACGATCCATGAGGTAGTTGGCCACCGTCTCGCGGTCTTGGTCGAGCGTGGTGCCACCGTCGTAAACCGAGTCAGCGATGCCCTTGCGGATCAGGTCGATCTCACCTTGAGACATGCCGACGTTGGCCAAGCGCTGGCTGATGTTGCTCAGGGATGCGTCAGCGCCAGCGATGATGGTCGAGTGACCACCACCATAGATGGCCTCGAGCATACCGGTAGACACGATGTCCTTCCAGTTCAGATCGGCGTTGGGGTCGATGATCTTCTGTGTTGCGGCCTCGATGGCACCAGCCTCCAAACCCTCGGAGCCTGTCTCTTTCAAACCGGTCTTGATGGCGGTCTTGTAAGCAGACTCAACTGCCTGACCAGAGGCAGTGTCCCTCAGAACCTGCTTGGACAGAGCGTTTCCACCCGGGATGTTCAAGATGGCACCGGTAATACCACCAGCGGTCAAAAACGCCTTGTTGGCCTTGTCAGCGGCCTGCAAGTCGGCCTCTTCTTTGGTCATCACGCCGGTCTTGACATAGTTGTCCAAGAGCTTGCGCTCGCGGTCGTAGGCCTCGTTGTAGGATGCGCCAGCGGACTCGGCCACGTTGAGCACCATGTCGACCCCAATGCCGAGCTTGGCGGCGATTGCCGGGGCCGCTTGGAGCACCTTGGCGGCGTATTTTGCGCCCGCGCCGGTACCCATGGTGCCCAAGGTCTGGATGATCTCTGAGGTGATGTTGAAGCCCGTCATGAGGGGCTTGTCGACCACCGAGTTGGCGATATACTTGACGGTGTCCTGAATGCCTTTGACCTTGGATAAACCGTCCCAGAATGCCTGAGACTCGGCCTTCACCTCGGCAGGCTTGATGCTCTCGGCGTAGTCGGTCAACTGCTTGACCTTTTGTGAGGTCTCGCCGTTGCGATCCATCACACCGAGGAACTTGGCCGCACTAGCGAAGGCGTCGGTCAGTTGGGCACCAGCATCGACGAAAAGAGCCTTGGCCACATTCAGTGCGGTGGTCTCTGGTGCGGTCTTGATGGAGCCGCTGATGACGTTGCCATACCGGTCAAACTTGCGATCATCGATCACCACGTCGCCGGTCTTGTTGTCGATGAAGATGTTCTCGGCGTTGGCTGGGCGACCAGTGGCAGATCCACGTCCTGCGCCAGCCTCACCGTAAGCGGGCATCATGTCGATGCGAGCCTGAGCGGCGGCGGCTTCGCGTCCAACTCGATCAGCTTTTTCTTCTCTGCTCTCGGCAATATGGTTTTCCATTTGCCCGGTTTTTTCATTAAACCATTGGAATTTTGTGCCCGGGCCACCAAGTACGCGAGCGGCGGCATATGCTCTACCATAGGAAATTTTTTCCTGCTGTGATGCATCTGGGAAAATGTAATCAGCAGGCAGATCTAAACCATTGATAGCCGCGTCTTGAGCGGCTTGAATTACGTTGTCAGCATCCTTGATGCGATTGACTTCATCTTGTGTGGGGTTGCGCAGAGTGATGGCGCGGAACTCGTCCTCGATGCGGTCAATCGCAATGTCTTGCAGGCGCTGTGTATCGACCTTTCCGAAATCCTTGCCGACAAATTCCTTGGCCTGCTCGTCTGTCAGGTCGTAGCCATAGTCGCGCTTGAACAACTGCTTGATGTCGCTGTTGGACATCAGGCGTCCAGCAGACGAGTCGTACATCACGTTGTTGCCAGAGTTGTCGGTGAAGTTAAGATTCTTTTGCTCGATGCCACCAGCATTGGTAAACAACTGCTGACCATCTTGAAAAAACTTGCCGTCCTTGAGCGTCATATTGTTTGACAGCGTGTACGAGCCGTCATCATTGACACCGGTGACTTTGATTGCGCCCGTATTCAAGGCATCAATTGCAACATCTCTTGCCGAAATTTCGGCCACCATCTTGCTGTAATTTTCTGCGGCACGGTTGGCGACACCCTCTTTGCTTGAAAGGGTGTCGTAGGCCTTCTGATATGCATCAGAGGCGTCTTTGAGCCTCTGCGCGACATTGGAGCCGTTGGGCGTCTCGAGGTCTGTCTTCAGCGTTGCAAGATTGGTGGCCTTTGTTTCAATGGCCGTCTTCAACTCACCAACTTTGTCAATCACCGACTTGTTGGCTTCGTAGTAATCCTTGGCCTGTGTACCGTACTCATTTGCTTTGGCCGTCGCGGCCTTGGCGAGGTCTACGTCTTTCTTTGCGGCCTGATAGAACGAGTCTTGTGTAGGGCCTGCCTGCCATCGATATGTTGGGTTGCCCTCACTGTCGCGAATTGATCCATCAGGCACCAATGCGTTGTAGTAGCCATTTTCCCAATCGTAGCGTTGCTCATATCGAGCGCCAACGAGCTTGGCGTAGTAGCCAGCGCTGTACTCGTCGCCACCAACCATCTGATAGCCATCTTGACGCATCTTGGCGTCGTAGTTGTTGTAGGCCCACTTGTTATCCTCGAAACTCTTCATCGCGGTTTCGCGAATTTCGATCTGCTCTTGTTGCTTTGAACCCAGATCGTCGAGCTTCTCTTTGACGGGATTGAATGTCTCGTCGATGTACTTGTCGAAGTTCTTCACATCGGTATCGAGTGAAGATGCCTCGGTGTTGTACTTTTTGACCTTGGTGTCGAACTCCGCCTTGGCTTTGACGTAGTCATCCTGAGCCGTGATGGCCTTGTCTTTGGCACCAGTGAACTCGTCGTAGGACTTCTGAGCCGTCTTGTAAAGCTCTGAAGAGCCGAGCTTCAAGGTGGCATACGCGATGTAATTGCCGACAGCCGCCGCAGGGTCACCCTTGCCGCTGGCCAGCGTGTTCAAAGCGGTGCTGGTCGCACCCTTCATCAGGTCGAGCGTGGTCTTGCTGAAGCCCCAGTTCGGGTCTTTGTTCAGTGAGTCAAAATAGCTGTCGGTGCTCGAGTAGATTAAGCCAGACGAAAAGCCCTTGGAGATGCCATCCATTACATCCTTGCCAGAGATGACGGCATTCACACCGCCGATGATGGCGCTGTTCATGCTTGATGAAGCAACTTTTGCAATCGACACCGCTTGATCAGGCGTCAGATTAAAATTCTCCATCATGGAGTCTGTGAAGTCGCCAGCCCATTGGTTAGACGTGTAGTTCTTAATGTCTGCACCAATTTGCGTGTTAGACATAAACTCTGTCGACGCATAGGACACAGCCGCCGACTTGGCAATGTCGCCAAGGTCACCGCCACGCGCCGCCGTGATCACAGCCGACGTGACGTACGGCGGGATACCGATCATCGAGCCACCGATCTGCAACAGAGTCGGGAGCGGGTCGTCCAAAATTCCCTGAATCGTGTTTCCAATCGACTCAAGACCATCGCCCACGGCATCAAGCACGTCTTCCGCTAAATCGCCGACAGCCTCAAAAACGTCACCAATGACATCAAATGCGCTGGAGAAAAAGTCGCCGACGGCGTCAAAAAAACCGCTCATTTTTGACCCCGATCAGTGGTGATTGCGAAGGCACCGGTCTTCATGTCGAACTTGTGCTTTATGTTCAGGCCTTGACTGCGTCGTAAAGCCGCCTTCAATGCTCGAACAACTGTTTCATTTGCATGCGCCAACAGCACATCAAAGCCCATCTTGCGGGCCGACATGAACAAGTCGACGAGGTTGTTGATGTAGTTGGGCGCGATGTCTGCGTTGTAACCCACCACAAAGCCAACGCGGCCCGGGAAGGCCGCAATGGTGAAGAGAGTGTTGCCCGAGCGGATTCTGATCAACCCGGGATTGCTGTATTGCTTGATCATCACTGAGTAAAGCATGCGCTCAGGAGACACTCCAACCTTCTTGGCCGCAGGCGCAAAGCGCTCGAGGTTCGCCTTGTCCTCGTGCGCGGCCACCGCGAAGATGTCTTGCGGCTTGAGCATGTGCTCCCGGCTGTCGACCGGGTACACCTTGGGGTTGTCTTTCTCGCTCATGCTGGCTCCGGGTTGATTGCAGACATCAGTGCCGACGCCCAATCGAACCAATCTGAAAACTCCTCAGGGCGCGGCGTTCCTTCCTTCGAGAAGAAGCCCACGTTGAAGAGACCATCACCCCACTCGCGCCAGTCTGTGCGCTCGTCGGGGATGACAAGTTGTTGCTCGGCGTAGTGCTCCACCATGAGGCAGGCCCACGACACAAATGTGTGGTACCGAGGATCGTAAACGAGGTTCTGAGCCATCAGTAGCCCCTCACGTCGCCCAGATCGCCACTCAAGAGCAGTCGGCCCAACTGGTAGTTGCCACCGGCCTCGTCAGAAACGCACTTGATCCGCAGTTCGCGGCGCTGTTCCTTCATGTCGATCTTGTTGGTGTTCGCGTCGAACTCGTAGGCCTGCGAGACCTGATCGTCGGACTGGGCATATGGCCTGCCGGTGATGTACATCTTCATGGTGCCTGTCATGATGAAGTCAGGCTCCACGCGCTCGAGGCGCAACCACTTGTTGACACCCTCCATGGCAGGCTGTGACGGGCCACCAGAGACCCAGCCAAGGTCGTTGGTCTCAAAGTACGACTCGATGGATGCCACGTTCTGGCCATTGATCGCGTCGGTGCCGTACTCGTGCTGATACACCAGAATGCGGTTGGGGGGCGTGGAGAAGGTCAGATCCGCCACACCGGTGCCGGTGGAGGCGTTGGACATCTCGATGGCTTGGGCATAGATGGCGGTGACCGGAATGGAAAAACCGGAGCCACCGCCACCGCCCAAACTTGCTGTCGTTGCACTCAGCACGTCGCCGACCTGATAACCGGCCCCACGAGCCGTCAAAGTCACGGTGACTACCTGACCCCCGACCACGGCGATTGTGGCCTCTGCGTTGGCCCCAGAGCCGCCCGTGAGGGGCACATTGTTGTAGACCCCGTTGACGTAGCCAGACCCCGGCGTGATCGTGCCCAAGGTCTTGATGTTCGAACTGGTGATGGCGATCACCCGGGTGCCCGTCGGGATGTTGGAGCCGGAGACCACCTGACGCAGGGCGACCTGCGTGTTGTAGGTGTCAAGGTACAGAAACGGGCTTCCACTCACCTCGTTGAAGCTGGCGGTGAAGATCACCTCGACCGGCAAGGTCTGCCAGTCCGCCTCAACGGGGTATGCAAACACCTGCGAGAAATACCCAGCAGAGCGGCGAGCGCCAAGCGCCTGACCGGCGTCGTACCAAGTGTTCTCGCGCACGTTGTACACGATGGCGTCGTTGCACTCGGTTGAGTCACCACGGGGGTAGAACCACCAGATCTCGCCGAAGCGAGGCACCTTCGTCGCCCAAACCTTCTGCCGCTGGCTGTAGTTCAGGTTGTCGAAGAAGTAGTTTTGGTTCATGTCGTTCGGGATCTCCTTGACCGTGCCGTTGTACAGCAGGAAGCGATCTGTTCCGCACCAGTAGAAGATGCCGTCGTACTCGATGGCCGACTGGCTTGACAGGATGGAGGTCTGCGACGAAATGATGTCGTAGCGCCAGTATTGAGGAGGTGTTCCGGTGCCGCCAATGAAGGACACGCGCACAAGGCTGTCGAGGCTCCAGAACAGGCCAGAAGGCGAGTTTGAGCCACCCCTGACGGGTAGGCCTTGGACGATCTTGCCGGTGGCCACGTTGACCTCATTGGCGTCCGCAGAGACCCAGTCGTTGGTGTTGCCCGATGAGCAGTTCTTGATCAGGCCGTCGTTGCCGTACACAAACAGGTACGGGTGCAGAGACACCAGACCACCGGAGACCGACACGTTGTTGTTGAAGGTCGCGGTCACAGTGGCTGAAGCCGTGGCCGTGTTGGACATGACCACGCTGGTGCCGGAGACAGACACCACGGTGGTGTTGGCCGGAATGCCGGTACCGGTGATGGTCTGGCCAGCGCCGATCAGAGGGTTTGCCGCCGCCAGCGTGATGGTGGCCGACAGGTTGGTAGTGGTCACGCTGTCGGTGAACACGCCGACTTGGCTCATGGTGGTGCCGGTGATGTCACCGATCAGCACCGGGGTGTTGTTGTCGTTGTCGATGGCATTAAGGTTCAGGCCCGGGTGGGCCACGATGCTCTGAATGCCAGTTCCGCCAACGTCGTAGAAGCCGTCGAACTGCCACAGATTTTTGTCGCTGGGTGTGAAGTCGTTCAGCGTGAAATCTGCCACACCAGCGCCCACGCCGTTTTCGTCAATCGTGAGCACCTGCATACCATCGGAGTAGCCCGAAAAGATCGACGTGAAGGCGTTCTGGCTGTTGAGCCAAATACCCCGAGAGGGGCCAAGAAGCTGGTCAGAGATGACCCGGTAGCCGCCCATCTTGCGAGGGCGTCCGCGCTGGAACCGAACCCAGCGGCCATCGCTGTAGAACTGCTTGTCAAAAACAGTGCCGTCGCGCTGGATGCCAGCCTTCGTGTCAAGTGCGAATACCTTGGCAGTCATCAGAACAAGCCCCCTTGAATGCCGTCGAGGAAGGTGCCTGTGCCGTCAATCGTCAGGCCGGTTGCAGTCAGTCCGAAGCGCTTGAGACCCAGAATCGCGATGCCGAACTCACCAGAGCCGGGGCGATACACGCCGGTCGAGGTCTCAGAGGCGAAGTTCAGCGATGGTGCGCCAGCGGTGCCATCCACCAGAGACACGTTCACCGCGCCAGCGGCAATCGTGGAGGCGTTCAGCAGGTTGACCGAGTCGCACAGCAAGATCACCTGCTGGCCAGCGGGCACGGTGGCCGTGGCACCACCGGAGGCGGTGGTCGTGAAGGTGATCTGATAGCCAGCGCCGGTGCCGTCCGTTTGGTTGGTGATGTAGTAGACCTGAATGGTCTGCGGAAGCTCGACAGTGACGTTGCCCGTCAGGGTGCCGGTGTACTTCTGCACCGTGTTCGCGGCCTCAGACGAGGTCAGCGTGTAAGTGCCGGTCTCCACCGCCTTGGTCAACTGCGTGAAGTTGAACTGGGTGCTCTTGCCCAGACCCACGGTGTAGAAGGCCGAACCGGAACAGCAGATCGTGCAGGAGTCAGCCGGTTGCAAAGCAATCGATGCCGCGCCGTTGATGAACTCACCGCCGGGTGGAGAAACGGTCAGGGTACCGGTGCCGTTGTTGCGAACCAGAATGAACCAGTCATCACCCAGAGTGACCGAAGAGGTCAACGTCAGGGTGCCAGAGCCGCCAGTCCAGACGTAGGCGCTGGCGCGATCAGAGGTCAGTGCGGTGTAGTTGGACGAGAAGGTGTGGACGCCATACGCGGCATTCAGGGTGCTGGCCAAGGCCTTCAGGCCGTACCCAGCAAGCACGGAAGCATCAGCGTTGCTGGTGCCCACGCCAAACGCGATCAGGCCCCATGTGCCCGCCGTGGTGGCGTTGGTGGTGATGTAGACGTACTTGCACTCGCCTGCGGCGATGGTGCTGATGGTGTTGCCGTCGTAGTCAGCCAGCGTGAAGGTGTTTGCGCCGGTGTTGCGCACCAGAGCGTCTTCACCGACCGAAGCCTGATTGGCCGGAGGCATCCGCAGGGTCAGACCTGCCGACGATGCCGTCACGTTCATGATGCGGGCGGAGTAGTTGTCGGTCGCGTTGCCGTTGATGGGCCACGACAGCGTGGTGTTGGCAGAAAGCGTGATCGCACGGAACGAAACGTCCGTGGGCTGAATCACGTTGCCGGTGAATGGTGAATTGAAGCTCATGAATCCCTCACAATTGCTTGACGGTCACCCACCCGAGCGATGTCCTCATCCTTCAACACACTCATGATCTGGGTGTACTGTTGTTGCCACATCGGGATGCGTTCGTCGTTCTTCAGGAACGGCATGGCCTGCAACAGGGAGCCATACAAAAGCGCCTGCGGGGCATACTGAGTGAACCAGTTGGTTTGATTGCTCGAGTCGAGCGGCTGTGTGCGCTCGTAGTAGAGCACCTCGTACGCATAGTCGTCGTCCGGTGTGGGAGCGACAAGCCAGTGCGTGTAGTCGTAGTCGCAGTAGAACTTGGGCACCTCCTCTTGCGAGGCCTCTGGCCAGTATTCGCGGAGGTATTCGTACTTGCGAAGCAAAACGGGCTGGCGTTTGCCAGCCACGATGATGTTCATGGAGACGGTCTTGCGCCAGCGGGCTGGCTTGTCGATCACTGGCTCGCCTGTGACCATGTTGCTGGTGGCCACTGTGAGGTTCCCAAGGAACTTCAATTCAGCGGCGATCACCTGCTCGGCGAGCATGATGAACTGCGGGATCTTCTCGATGGTCGCCGTGTCTGTGCGTTCGAGGTAACTCGAAATATCCTCGACCAGCGAGTCGTAGGTCATTACAGCGGCGACAGTCATTACCAGTTCCCCTTTTTGGCCTTTGCGCCATGCAAATTGGCAACCAAGGAAGGGTATGTCGTGCCAGACCGTTTCGCGAAAGCCTTTGCGGCTTTCTTTTGGTTGGGGCTTAACTCCTTCGGCTCACCAAGGTTTTTTGGACGCCGCTTTTCCCAAACAGCTTTTGTTGACATTTTAGGCTCCATGGCGTATTAAAACAAGGCACATTCCGCCTTTCGGCGGGACACAAGACCGGGCAACACCCGGCCACCACCGCGCACCCAAAGCATCAACTGCTCTTTGGCCCCCTCCCAGTCCTGCGCGTTGATCTTGCGCTTCAGGGTGCTGGTCTGGAGACGCCCCACACCGAGGTTATAGGCGAAATCCACGATGGCATTGAGCTTGGCCCAGTCACCAGCCTGCATAGCCAGCGTGAGGAGCACAGGACACTGACGGATCACGCCCGGGGCATACCGGTGCATGAGTTCAGAAACAAGCAGGGCGCGGGCCTGTGGCTCGTCCATGGGGGCGTCTTCGAGGGTTACCTTGCGGCCATCGGCGTAGAAGGTCGATCCGTAGCCAATCGTGGGGACGCCAGCGGGGCACAGGTAGGGCTTCGCACGGAAACCCTCAAACCTGCGGCACAACTCGGTGGCGATCTCCAGATTCATGCAAGCCCCCGCCAAGTTGTGCCACGACGAGCGTCACCGACTACCGATTTGGACACGCCATACTTAGCGGCCAACGCCTTCAGAGAATGCGGCGAAGAGCGAATTTCAAGAACATCGCTTTCAGTTAATTTTGCTCTTGGGTTTTTTTGACCCGAGCGATCATTCAATCGACTTTTAGCCACACAGTCGGCCATGTTGGCCTTGGCGTCACCGACAAATAAATGAGCAGGGTTCACACACTTTGGGTTGTCGCACGAATGACACAAGTATTGCTTTTTCGTCAATGTAAGACCATGCGTCAACAACCAAGCCACTCTGTGGGCGCGTTGCATCAAAAATCGTCCCGTCCCGTCATTTTTTGGCATCCCAAAATTGCCGTAGCCCTTTGAATCCAAAGACGCCAACCACACCCAACAATCACCAGATCGATCAACTTTCGACCAAAACCGGTCTTCAAGAGAACCGCGAACATAATTGAAGGCTTTGCTCATCACATCAGCCCTCGCTTTGCCAAAGTTCTATCCAATATCCAGAAATTCACGACGCCCGATAGCAACGCCATGTCATCCACGCCCCAAGCGTTTTTCAGCACCTCGGCCAGACTCTGGTCGTGGTGGTACGCAATGACCATCGTGGCGGTCTTGGCGGCTCCGTAGAGCACGAGGAGAAAATAAGTCATCATCGGGCGCACAGAAGCGCTCAGAGAGGCCATCCAGCCCCCTGCGGCCTTGACCATCTCGGTCTGCTGGTCGATGGCGGCTTTGAAGGCATCCATGACCCCGACATCGATGGCCATGTCGCGCTGGGCACCAATCTCCTCGAGCTTGATCTGGCCGCGCACCTTCTCCAGTTCGCACTGCTTGTCGAACATGGCCAACTCGTGCTGGCGCTCGTTTTTCTTGTCGAGGTGCTTCAGAACCTCAGGAGCCAAACGAAAAATGCCCCCGAGTAGGGAGCCGAGGATACCGCCGCCGAGTAGTTCGATCATTTGTCCACCTTCGAATCTAGCTTGTCGAAGATCCTCTCACACATATATTCGATGCGCTTGACTGCATCACTGAAGTCATCGCGTCGAACAAAATCTTGATGCATCTCTTTGTTGAGATTGCTGATGTCTGTTTTGAGATCGCGGATCGCGTCCCAAATGACTTTGAGCATCCAGCCCCCGATTGCACCGGACACCGTGATGATCAGGTTAAAGAGGGGCTGGTTCTCCATCCACTTACTCCGGCTGTGCCTCAGGTGCGGCAGGAGCGGCTTGTGCGCCCTGAGCGGCCTGTTGAGCCTCAGCTTGAATGGCGTCGATCAGACGACGGGACTCGTTGTGAGGACGAGTATCGAGGTACTGAAGGATCGCATTGATCAGGTTGGTTGAAAGTGCCAGTTTTTCCATTTTTCAATCTCCAAAAACTCCGCTGTTTGGGCCAGCGGTATGCCCACACTCAATTATGCCGAAGCCTGACGCAAAGGCTCAAGATCCTCAGTTGTCCACCATTGCTTGGCCAGCATGATCTTCAGGTGCTCTTTGTTGCGACTCAGGCAGTCTGCCCATTCGGCATCTTCCATGCCTTCGGGCTTACCGCCGTTGATCAGATTCACAGAATCCATCGCGGCGCTGTAGTGGCGTGCGATTTCTTCGGCGGTGGGTTGTTCAATGATGTCTGTCATGGTTTAGGCTCCTTGAACGGGGCTTGGGGGGTTGGGGTCATACGGCTGGGGCGATGGCTGGCTCCAAGCGTAGTTGGCGATGTTGAGGTAGTAAGCCTCGTCCAGCACCGTGGACGCCTGCGGGTCGTTGGGCACGAGCGTGGTGCGCCAGTAGGTACTGGAGATGACAACACCGTCCTTGAGAACATCAGTGGTCTTGCGAACCCCAATGCACCCGTTGGGTTGGATGTTGAACTCGCTGATGTAAGTGACTTCTTCAAATTGAGCCATGATTCTTCCTTTTAGGTTGAAGTGTGGTAAACAATGCAAAATTGGACTTCCCCAGTTGAGGAAATATTTGACGCATCAATGTTTGTTGGGGCCGCGTTGTCGTTAATTGCCCAAAAATCAAAAGATGTTGCTCCTGAAGATGTGGTTCCAATAATTTGTTTGCCCCCAATGTTGTCTACTCCGGCCATATATCCAAGTGTTGCCGGAACCCTGTTGTCAGCAACTGTAAAAGGCAAACCTGTTACAGCCCATGAAGTTGATCCGCTTGAATTTGAAGCCCAAATAATATCGCCGGTAACAGTTACCGTGTTTCCAATTTTTGTGTATTTGCCAGATCGAGAGGTATAAGTAAAAGAACCACTCAGGCCCGGCGTCCAACTCCCCTCCTCATAATCATCCAGCGTGTTTGCGTCAGATGATGCTGATTGAGTTGCGGGGAAAGAGACGCCAGCACCTGATGCAGATGCAGTAGCGCCACCGACACCAATGGTTGTCCCAAAAGTTGGTAGGCTTGCCAAAGCCACAGCGCCAGAACCTGTCGCGCTGCTAAGTTTTGCAGTTGTAACTGCGCCATCAACCAAAGCGGTAGTGCCAACCGTACTTTGACCCGGTGCAATCACCTGAGTGANNCCTCATAATCATCCAGCGTGTTGGCGCCAGAGGATGCGGATTGGGTGGCGGGGAAAGCGATGCCCATTCCAGAACCGGAAACGGTGTTGCCTAACCCGACTCCAAACTGCGTAATGTTGGCACCAAAATTACCTCCGTCATTTGTATAGAACAGCCACCCACGACCAATGCGATTGACCATTTCATAGTCAACACCAGAACCGGGTGCCACATTGTATTGATTTTGGGCATGCCAAATTTGGCCCCCTGCCACATACAGACGCTGCCCTAAAGGAGCCGAACCGCCAAGACCCCAATTACCCGAACTGTCCGCAATAGCCCTCGGATTCCCATCCCCATCCGACAGCACGATGTTGTTGTTGGCAGTGCGGATGTCGAGGCCACCTTGGTTGCCGTTGTAGACGCCGAGGATTGTGTTCTTAGAGCCGGTGGTAATTGCTCCGCCAGAGCCAATTCCAAAGAAGGAGTTGAGTGTGGCGGTGGTGACGTTTTCACCGGAATTCAATCCGACAAATGTGTTGTAGCCGCCGGTTGTTGCAGAGGTTCCCGCACGGTATCCCAAAGCCACAGTCCCGGAGCCTGTCGTATTTCCTGCCCCGGCAGACAACCCAACAAACGTGTTCAATGCCCCTGTAGTATTGCTATACCCAGCCTGATGCCCCACGGCAGTGTTGTTGGAGGCGGTGGTGTTGGAATTAAGGGCTTGGAATCCAACGCCCGTATTGTAAGAGCCGGATGTGTTGGCGCTAAGGGCCGCGCCACCAAAAGCGGCGTTCTGGTCGCCAGATGTGTTCCGCCCAAGAGCGTTGTAATAAGATGCAACATTAGCGCCGCCAACAGCGGTATTGTTGGAACCTGTGGTGTTTGATTGAAGTGCGTTGACCCCAATACCTGTGTTGCCCACGCCAGTGCTTAATTGGAGCGCGTTTTCGCCAACAGCAGTGTTGTAACTTGCGGTCGTATTTGTGTACAAGGCCGTTTTACCCACGGCCACATTTCCTGTACCAGTCGTATTGCTGTATCCAGCCTGATAACCAACAGCAGTGTTGTTGCTGGCGGTGGTGTTGGCGCGAAGTGCTTCGCGGCCAATCGCTGTGTTGTATGAACCAGTCGTGTTAAAAGTCAGCGCACCCGTTCCAAGCGCAGAGTTTTGCTGTCCAGAAGTATTGCTGTACAAAGAGAAAAAACCAACAGCAGTGTTGATTGATCCAGTTGTGTTTGACACAAGCGCAGAACCACCCAGTGCCGTGTTCTCAGAGCCAGTTGTGTTTGCTAGGAGTGCTCCAGCCCCCACCGCTGTGTTAGATGCCACGGCACCTGCGCCACGGCCCACGGTGACGCCGTAGATGTTGGCGTCAAGGCCTACGAACAGCTTCTTGGCAATACCCACACCGCCAGCAGTAACGATGGAGCCAGTGGTTGTGCTAGAAGAATCAGTGGTATCGGTGACGTTCAGTTGGCCAGCAAAGGTCAAGCCACCACCGAAGTAAGCCGCGCCTGCCGCAATGTACAGCGAGTACGGGTTGGTGATCGTGACGTTGGTACCAGCCGTCGGAGCGCCTGCGATGTACAGAGTCGCGAGGTTGGTATAGGTCACACCGGTGTTGCTTGCGGCCACCGTGGTGGATCCCAGCGAAGCAATCGTGCCCAGCACGTTGGTGGCACCTGCGGCGCTCGATGCATCCGTCACCGTGGCCGTGCTCACATAGAGCTTGGCCGGGGCAGTGGCAGACAACACAGAAGGCAGGTTGAATGCCGTGTCGCCGATCTTGACCAGCTTGTCCAGAGTCGATGCGCCGGTGCTGGCCAATCCTGCGGCAGTCAGCGTGGTGCCGTTGAAGGTCAGGCTTGCAGAGTCGGTCTGAGCGCCACCAGTGGTGCTGTAGACCACGCGGCCAGAGGTCAGGCTGGTGTTGGTCAGGGCGGACGACGAAACGCCTGTCAGGCCCGTCAGGGAGGTCACCCACTGCGGCGCGGTGCCGCTGGAGGTCATCACCCGGTTGGCCGCGCCAATCGACAGGAAAGTCGTTGCGCCAGCACCGGACTGGTAAGGAACGGAGCCAGCCGAGCCACCGGCCAAGTTGGTCGCGGTGTTGACCGAAATGCTCGAGCCAGCCGTCCACGCGGGCGTGGTGCCGTTGGAGGTCAGGATGTAGCCGTTGGTGCCAATCGTGAGCTTCGAAAGCGTGTTGGATGCCGAGGCGTAGACGATGTCACCGGTGGTGTAGGAGTTCAGCCCTGTACCGCCGTAGGTCGCGCCCAGAGCGTTCGTCAGGTTCAGGGTGTTGATCGTGGCTGTGGTGCCGTTGAACGTGAAATTCGCAGACCCAGCCAGCGCACCGCTCGAGTTGTACTGGACTTGCGTGTTCGAGCCACCGATGGTGCCCGTGCCCTTGGTGGCCAGCACTTGCACGGTACCGCCGTTGTCCTTGTAGAACAGCTTGCCGTCGGTGATGTTGATGGCCAGTTCACCATTCGCAAGATTGCCAGCCGCTGGTGCGGCAGACGCAGTGGTCGAGTAGTAAAGCTGGATTGGCGTGAAGTTGGTTGCGGCCATATCGATTCCTTAGAAAGTTCCCCCAGAGATCCCGCCCCACTCAGGCCCGGACGCTCCGGCCTTCAAGACGTATCCCTGTGTCCCCAGTGCAAGTTTAGACAATGTCGTCGTGTTCGAGGCATACAGCAGATCACCCGCTGTGTAGCTCGACAACCCCGTACCGCCCAAATTGCCAGCCACAGGGGTTGTGAGGCTGAACTGGGTGCCCGTCAGAGTCAGGCCTGTGCCTGCGGTATAGGTGCCAGCACCAGAGAACTGCGACCATGTCACAGCAGTGGTGCCCAGTGTGCCGCCCGGGTTGACGGTACACACCCAGCCGGTATCGGCCAGTGTCGCGCCATCCTGCACGAACACAAAAGCCGAGACCAACTCATTCCATGTGTTGGCGTCCGATGTGCGCGTCCAGCCCAGCAACGCGGCGGCGTAGATGCCGTTTTCCGCAGGCAGAGTTTGGTTTTTGACCAGAATGCGGTCGCCAACAGTAAGAGTGCCAGTCCACTCGCCACCCGCTTGAGTGGTGAGGCCTGACAGGACGATGTTGCCCGTGGTGGCCCACAGCACAGCAGACTTGACGTTCAAGCCCTGCGCGACAGAGTCCACATACTGCTTGGTGGCCAACTGCAAGGCAGTCGTCGGGTCTTGCGTGACCTCAACAGAAGTCAAGCCGCCCAGCGTGAGGCTGGTACCGCCCAAGCTGATGGTGGTCGTGCCAATCGTGATCGAACTGTTGGCCAGCGACGAGTTGGGCACAGACGTGAGCGACAGATTCAATGTGCCACCCAGCGCCACAGAGGCGTCGCCAGAGACACCGTTGGTGTAGAGCAGGCTGATCGATGAGTTGGTCAGCGATGAATTACCGATGTTCGAAAGCGTGTTGGTGCTTCCGCTGATCGATGTGCCGGTGAACGTCGTGATCGTGCCACCCAGAGACACTGAGGTCGAACCGATGGTGATGGCGCTGTTGGTCAGCGACGCATTCCCGATATTGCTCAGGGTGTTGGCCGATCCGCTGATGCTCTTGTTGGTCAGAGTGTCGGTCGTGGCGCGACCCACCAGCGTGTCGGTGCTGGTCGGTAGGGTCAGGGTGCCGGTATTGCTGATCTGCGCGATCACGGGCGTCGTCAGCGTCTTGTTGGTCAGCGTCTGGGTGCCGGTGAGAGTCACCACAGTGCTGTCGATGCTGATGGTCTTGGCGGCAGAGCCGTCGAAGGTGGTGCCTGAGTTCAGTTGCAGACCGGTGCTGACGGTCAGCGCATTGGTCGTCGTGGCGGTGATGGTGCCGGACGCGCCCAGCGCCACGGTGACGCCGTTGTAGGTCACCGAGGAGTTCACCAGACTGGAGTTGCCGATGTTGGACAGCGTGTTGTCCGCGCCGGAGATCGTCTTGTTGGTGAAGGTCTCAGTGCCCGCCCGGGTGGCCAAGGTGCCGGTCGTTGGCAGGGTCACTGAGGTCGCGCCGGTCACCGTCATGGTGGTGGCGTAAGCCCCGGAGAAGGTAAGGTTGCCGCCCAGCGTGATCTGGGACGAGCCATTGTCCACGCCGGTGCCGCCATGGGCCGGGTTCAGGATGCCGTCGAGCGTCACCGCGCCGGAGGTGGCCGTGGCCGGTGTGAAGCCAGTGTTGCCTGCGCTGAAGGTGGTCACACCACCGGCCAGCGAGAACTGACGCCACTGGCCTGCGGCGTAGCCGTCGAAGCTCTGGGTGGTGCTGTTGAAGCGGAACTGGCCCGGGGTGCCCACAGGCTCCTGCACGGCGGTGCCCACAGGGATCACCATGCCGCCGGTGCCCGGGATGGTCGGGTTGTCGACCAACTGGATCAGGGGGTTGCCACCCTGCCCGTTGCCGTTGCTGACTTGAATCTGACCGCCGTAGCCGAGGATCTGCACCCCACCGGCGGTGGCACCGTTCTGGATGGCCAGCAGGCCGGTACCGCCGACCTGCGCGATGGCCGAAATCAGCCCATCCAGCGACAAAGTGGGGTTGCCAGACACGCCATCGGCGTTGGCCACGGCCAGACCGGTACCGGAAACCGCCACAGAACGGGCGGAAACGGCCCCAGCGCCCGTTTTTACGATGATGCCAGTACCTACGGACTCCAAGGCCCCAGAAGTGCCATTGAGGACGATCTGGAGGGTCGACAGCGCCCCGCCGTCGGTCAGGCCGATGCCGGTACCGCCGGACAGGCGGCGGCTGTTGGGCAGGGTCGGCTCCTGATTGAGCGTCAGGAAGGTCTGGGTCTGGCTGGGCGAAGCGGCCAAGGCCTGCGCGGTGGTGCGCAAGGTCTGGCCATTCTGGACGATGGGGACAAGTTCATCCCCGAGGATCGGGCCAGCCGCTGGCAGTTGGGATATGGTTAAGTTCGGCATGTCAGGGCTGGATCTCAAGTCCGTCGAGGTTGCCGTTGTTCTCAGGCGTCTGGGTGTTCCCTTCGGTGGAGATCACCGTGCCGCCGTAGGCCTCACCCACGGTCAGGTTGTTCGGATCGACCGCCACCGACACATCAGGGCGCGGAAACCGAATCGTTATCCGTTCGGTTTTGCGGGCTGGCAGTCGGTAGGGGTCTTTTTCGTCGGCGCACCCTTGGCCACAGACCTGCAACCCCGGAAAGTTGGGGTCGGGGCGCATCTCGGCGTGGACGCGCTTCATCTTGCATCGGTCGCACACGGCGATGGCGATGTCGGAGAGGCCGGTGGTGTCCAAGAATCTCGGCACAGCGCTTACCTCGTGTAAACGCCGATGGCGGGGGCAAAGTAGATCGGCGATTTGTCGCGCTCTTCCTGCTCGGCCTGATTCAGGTACTTCTCAGCCTGCCCCTCGAGGTAGGTGATGCGATCAAGGGCCACACCGGGCAATTCGAGGCTCATCTGGTGAGCCAGCATCGACTGGATGGCCAAAAACCACCGCGCCGGGATCTCCAATTCGCCGTAGAGGTCGCCCACGTCCATGATCTGGCGCGAGTACCACACGGTCATCTGGATGAACGGGTCAGAAGGCACCGGCCAGAGCCAAATTTCAGCCTGAGGGATGGTGCGATTGAACCAAAACTGGTACGGCTGGTTGGCCGTGAAGTTTTTGTTGGGCAGATTGGTGTAATCGTCCCGATTCAGACGCGCCATGGTCACTTCGGTCGAGTTGTTGCCGAAGTAAAGCTCGCGCAGGATCAGTGTGTTGCCACCAGTCTCGCGGATTCGGTAGAACTGGACGGTTTGGCCAGCCTCGATGTCGTACCAGAGCCACTCATTGTTGACCCAGACGGTCTCACCGGGGTCGTAGAGGGTGTGCCAAGTGATTCCATCGGCGGAATACTCAAAAATCGCGTTGAACGTGCCAGAAATTCCCGGCAAAACGCCGATGGAACCCACATAGACCGGGTTGTCGGTGCCGAAGTCGACTGAAATGTTGCCGTTGGCGCTGGTTTGGGTGCAGAGTGTGTCAATGTTCGAGTCAAAAGCGTTCCCGACGATGCCTCCAGCGCTCGAAGCGTACCCACCGGTCGCGTTCGGGGTGGGTCGATTCATCGTGCGGTACAGCGCCTGAAGCACGTCGTTGCCCCCAAGGGGCAATTTGTAGATGTAGTTGTCGGATGTGAGGCCGTAGACCTTCTTGTCGATGGCCCAATACTGGATCCCGATGTTGATCAGGTTCGAGAGCAGGAAAAACAGCGACTCTTTGGCGCTCAGAACCTGCTCGGAGGTCAGTTCTTCGGCCAATTTGCCGCACCGACGCGCCCCGTGATCGATCAGGGTCTGTACCTGAATGACAGTTGCGCCGACAGTTCCTGAATAAGCCATTACCATTTCTCCAAATGTGGTAACATCTTGTCGTCAAAACACAAGATGGAGTCAATTATGACCTTGGCACAAAAAGAATTGCGGTCAATTTTTGAGTACGACCCATTTACTGGAATCGTTCGTTGGAAAGAGGGGCGCTCAAACATAGTTCAAGGCTCCGTGGCTGGTTGTTTGCATGGGTCTGGATACAAAGTTGTAACCATCAACTCCAAAACTCAAAAACTTCATCGAGTAATTTGGATCATGTTGTTTGGAGCTATTCCCGATGGCTTTTACATCGACCATATAAATGGCAACAAAATTGACAATCGGCTTGAAAATCTTCGCTTGGCTACAAACAGTCAAAACCAGCAAAACCGTCCTGCTCCAAAAAACAGCACATCTGGCTACAGAGGCGTGACTTGGCACAAGCAAGTTGATAAATGGATGGCAAGAATTTGCATAAAAGGCGAACGCAAGACGATAGGTTTTTTTGACACCGCTGAAGATGCCTATGAAGCATACAAAAAGGAGGCAAAAAAAGTTTTTACTCATGCCAATCGTCTACCATGATGGACAGTTCCAGCGCTTCATGGAGGCGCGTGAACGGCTCCCTTCGTCGCTTTTCTTTGCGATAGGCTCCATTCTCGCGCAGAAAGAGTCCCGACGAGGGCCTCCTTGGGGTTGCGGAGCCTTCAAATTTGAGCCGGTCTCCCGGTTGTACTTGGCGCGACCCTTGGCCGTGAGGCCTGCACCGCGCTCTACGGGCATTTTTTCACCTCGACCCACAGCCAGACTCGGGCCACCCTTCTTCATGCGCTCAGGGAGCTTGTCGTAAGCCTTCTTGCCCTTGTTCATCTCGGTGAACTCACCGGCGATGTCAGGGCTGATCCCGACCTTCTTGGCGAATTTCGGGTTGTTCTCTGCCGCCTTCATCAAGCGGAACTGGGCTTGGCTCTTGGCTGGCATGATCAACCCAACGGATTCACATAGTGCTTCACCATCTCCAGAACGATGGTGTACATATCGCCGTTGGAGGCATCCACCGTGCTGAACAACACATCACCCGTCTTGCCAGAACCCGCGTTGTTGGTCAGACCGCCAGTTTTTTCCCAGTCCCATGTGTACTGAGAATTCTGCGGCACTTGCCAGCACAAAACATCGGTCGTCGCATCCCAATAAATTTGCACCTCCATGCCATGCGTAGAGGCGTGGATCTTCGTGATGGTCACGCCATCGCATGCGCCACCAGCATTACTGGGCGACAAGGCCGAAACATCGACCTTCAAAACCTTGTTTTCACCAGTCCCATCAGAGATGTTGGTGAACTTCATAATTGCCATGCGCTCACCGTCCATGAGCGTCTGGCTTGCAACTGCATCAGCCATATCATTTCCCCAATTAAAAGCGGGGGCCGAAGCCCCCACTCAGTTCAGCAGACTCGTCCGCCGCGCTTCTTGGCTGGTGTGACAGTCACAGACTTTTCAGTCTTGGTCACACTGCCTTCAGGTGCCTTCTTGGAGAAGATGCCCTTGATGCCTTCCATCATGCGCTTTGGAGCGCCGAGGATTGCACCTCTCATGGCTTCGTTCTCTTCGCGCTCCGACTTTTCCCAGTTCTTGTACGCACGATCCATCTCGTTCGTCTTCAACTGGTCTTGAGCCTCAGAGGGGATGACATCGCCGCCCTTCGAGTACTTCTCGCGGGTGTTCCGCTTGGAGTCTCGCATGGCGTCTTTGTTCTCCTCTTCGAACGTCTTTTGCAGACGTTTCTGGGCTGGAGTAGGAGCGACCTTGCCGCCTGCCTTGTAGGTGCCCGAAAGAGCGGTGATGCTCACCGGTTTCGGGGCAGGCTTGCGGCCTTGAGGCATCGCCACGGGACGACCGTCGTCAACAAGTCCCCCCGTGGCGTAGGCTTTTTTTGCGGCACCACCTTTTTTGTAGCCACCGCCATTTGCCTTCGCCACGCCGCCGGTAGCATAGCCACCAGCGTTGCCTTCTTTCACGCCGCCAGTCTTGGCGGGCGAGCGGTCGGTCTTCTCAGCATCGTGCATCTTGGTGTTGCGGTACGCGCCACCCTGATTCTCGGTGTTGATGATGCCGCCAGCCTTGAAGCCGCCTTGGCCGTTGACAACGCCACCCGTCTTCAGGCCTTTGTGGGCCTTGCTGGCGGGCATGGACTCATGTTTCTTGAGTTCCTTGGCGGTCTTCGCCATCTTGGTCATCTCGGCCTTGTGCTCGGCCTTGGACTCGCCACCTTCCTTCATCATGCGAGCGGCCATGCCCACAGGAGCGGCAGGGCCAGCACCAGCAGGAAGACCTTTCATCGCACGACGACGGGCCATCATCGATGGCTTTGCCGGGGCGGCGGCGGGCATGGAGCCACCGCGAGCGGGCATGGCAGAAGGCATGGCGGGAGCAGGTGCCCCCATCATGCCGCCGTCAGCCTTTTTCACGGAGCCACCCTTTTTGAGCTTCAGTTCGACCGAAGGCTCAGTGGTCATCATTTTGACCATAGGTTTGAATTGGCCCATCGCTGTCACCCTCAGCCTTTCTGAGCATAGACCACAGTGAAGCGGTAGATGCCTTGAGTGGTTGAAATCGTGCCGTTGGGGTCGACAGTCAGGAAGACGCTGGTGTTGGTACCAACGTCAGCCATCGCGGCCAACTGAGCGGCGGTGAAGGACAGCGCGGCACGTCCGCCACCAATGACATCCGTGGCCGAAACGTACTGAGTACCTGCGGCGGCGGTGCCAACTGTGGCGTTGATTGCAGTAGCAGTGCCACCACCCACAACCTCGTTCTGAACTTGATCGATGATGAGATCAACAATCTGAGAACCGGAAGGGATGACGACACTGGCGCTTGATGCGGTGCCGTCTGCGTTCGTGGTCACGGTGGTTGTCTGCATCAAGACGACGAAACCGCCGTCCGTGGTGTCAGTCAACGTACCAGACCCGGAGCGCAGAGCAGAACCGAAATAGGTTTGCGACATATCGTTCTCCTGTTAAGTGGGGAGCCGAAGCCCCCCAACTTGATTTAGACGCCCGGAGTGCCGTACATGGCACGCCAGTCAGTGAAGCCAACGTCGTAACGCTCGGTGGCCTTGTAACGCATGGTGTCGGTTTCGAAGTCACCTTCCATGGTCTTCTCAAGGCGGCGGCGCATCATCAGCTTCATGCCTTCAGGAGCATCGGTCTGCACCCACCATGCGGTGGCGCTGGTCAGACGCGAGATCACAGCGGCACCCTCGTCCAGCAAGCCGATGGACTTGATGGGGTTGATGTCGTTGTTCGCGTTGCCCGAGCGCAGAACGCTCTTCAACAGCACTTCGGCTTGGAAGACGTTGCCCGGGGCGACCACCAGTTGGCGGGGCACCAGACGGATCTTCTTGCCGTTGTTGTCCACAGCCTGACGGATCTGGATCAACATCTGCTCGAGAGAGGTCTGAGACAGGTTGGCGGCAGTGGTCAGCAGGTTGCTGGCGGTGCCGTTCACGATGGGGTGCGAAGCGCTGTTCAGAGCCACGCCGTCGCCGCCGGGGTACGAGGCGTTGAAAGCGCGGTTCAGCACGTTGGCAGACAGCGTTTCCTTGGTCTCGATCAGCGACTGGGCGAGGTGACGAGCGTACACCTGACCGATACGGATGTGGTCACCGTCTTCCACCAGCACTTTGGTCAGTGCGAAGGCGAGGCCATACACACTGTAGACGTAGCGCTTGAGGAAGAGCACACCACCCTGTTGGTAGCTGACAGGCGAGCCGTCAGGCAACTGGGGAGCGGCACCAAAACCGTACAGGACGGGTTCTTCGTGGTAGTTGCGGGGGATGCCTTCTTGTTCACGGAAGACACGGCTCCATTCGTCGGTGCGTTGGTCGTAAACACCATCAAAGCACTCGTTCAGAATGGGTTCGACAATCGAGCGAAAGTCGGTACTGCGCATTGGAGCGGCCATGATTCACTCTCCTTTCTTAGATAGCGTTCACGGACGCATTGAACTGCGACTCGTTGATGGTTACGCGCACAATCGTGTACGCATCGCCCCAAGCGTTGTCGGGGTAGGGAGCCAGATCACGGATCAGCATCTGAGCACTGTTGCCTGCGCCCACGAGGGTCGAAGACAGGGTGCATTGAGACAGACCAGTGGTGGTCGAGCCAGCGGTGGTGTTGCTCAGGTCGGCCATGTCTCCAACGGAGGTCTGGGCCAGAGAGCCATCGCACTGGATTTCGTACACGATGTTGGGATCGTTGTAGAAGTAGGCGATGCACGAACCGGTCTGGTATGCCGTGGAGGCAGGCCAGTAGTTCGACACACGACGACGGCCAGTGGTGTCAGTCCATTCCACACCAGCGAAAGCGCCTTGGAAGGCGTCACCGGCGGCGGCGACCACGAGGACGCCACTGGAATTGAGCTTGACGGGCTGACCCTTGAGAATGTCGGTACCGTAGCCCGACGCAATACCGTTGGCGAGCGCCTGAGCGCGATCCAGACCAGAGGGATGGAACGCAGGGCGCAGGCCGAACGGAGCAGAGGTTGCACTCATGTTAACTCCTTGTTGAGGTGTCCATTACCCATGGAAAGTTGGGACTTGGACGGTTCGGTCTAAATTGCCAAAACCCTCACCCTCGACCTGACCAAGACTTCTGCCTTGGCTATCGCGATTGCCCTGAAGATTTTCGATTTGGACTTTGATTTTGTCCGCCTCTTCCATCGGTGCGTCATGGTGCATCTGCAACATGACTTCCTGATACACATCCATGGGGATCTTGCACAGGATCATTTCATTGCAAGCGATAAAACCGACGTGCTCGCCAGCCTTTACGCGGTAATTCTCAAAGCCCGGGAACTCCTCCGCTTTGACCGGCACATATCCGAGCCGGAACCGCTTATCGATACTGTCATAGCCGTTGGTGGTCGACAGCCAGCACAGGTGCCAGCCTTCGAGTTCGGGTACCTTTGGCAAGGCACTTTGTGTCCATTCATCGCTCCACATCTTGCGACGCTCCTGCGCTGACATGAACTTCTCTTCGGGGGCTGCACGAGACAGATCGGATGAAGATCGATTTTCGCGACCACCTGCGTTGAGATTTTTTTTGAGACGAGAATCCATAATGTTTAGCTCCTAGCGTTTCGTGCCTCTTGGGCGTATCGTTTGATCATCTTGGCGCGTTTTTGTGGGTCATCCCAAAATCCCGCGTCCTTCATTGCTCGCACTTGTTCGGGTGAAAGAACGAAGGAATTGCCGCTTCCGCGACTGCTCGATCCTTCACGCCCTGAACCGGTCACGATACTTCTAGGTTTGCTCCTTCTGGATGGTTCGTCGTGAGATTGAGTATACCGGTGTGGTAAGCGCTTTTGCAAGCGATTGTCAAGCTCTTCCCAATAATCGGGCGTTGCTGGATCCCAACCCTCGGAAGCCATTCGGCTATCGATGATTTTGGCGATCTGAGAATCCTCGTCACTGCCGTTGGGGTCGTACCAATCGTTCTTTTCCATCCACGAGTTGGCCAGCTTCACCAATCGGGGATTGGCGGGGCCTGCGTCGTTCGTGGTGGCTTCCATGGCTTTTTGCTTGACGCCTTTCATGGCCTCCAGCTTGCGGCGCGTCTCGTACCACAGTTCCTGCGCTTGAGTGAAGGCGCGACCGTCCGAGTTGTCGGTGGCCTCCTGCATCTTGCGCTGGGCATATTGCATGCGCAGTTCCTCGTCCTCGATGGCTTTGTCCAATCTGGCGAGGTCTGCACCGTGTGTCTTGCGCTCAACGACAGACAGGCGCTCCATGAGTTCTTGGTTCTGACGCTGAAGCAACATGAGCTTCTGGTCTTTTTCCTCATTGGTGCGCTTGATGTACTCCTTCTTGGCGCGGCGGCGGGCACGTCGTGCTTCCCGGATCGCGTCGGTGTCATCAGGGTGGTCTTGGTCGTTGTCGTCGTCAGCGTTGGCTTGTTGGCCACCGCCTTCTTGGTTGTCATCACCCTCTTCGTCGTTGTCGACTTTCAGGTGATCAGGAAGATCGACGGTTACGGAACCGTCCTTTTCTTCGGTGACAACAATGTCGTCGTCTTTTTCAGTGCTCATATTCCATCTCCTTCAACGCTTGTTTTGTGACCACCTTTGACTCCATGTACGAGACCAAAGATTTGGCCATTTTCAACAAATCCACATCATTCATGGTTCCCCTGAATGCATTTACAGCAACACAAACAAGACGCACGTTGCCATGAACATACCCTTTGCTGTGGTCAATCCTGTCGATTGATATGGATGTGGGATCAGTTTTACCCGTGGCCCAAGTCATACGGACGCCAGACAGGGCGCAAAAACCCTCTTGGTTGTCGTACAAAGCCATCAAGTAATTTTGATCAATGGTCACCTCTGCTCGTTTTCTGGCTTGAGCAAGCGTAGAAGAAAAAGCATATCGAGGGCTTTTTTTGTTTCTTTCTTGATGTTTGGCAAGGAGCTTATCCTTATTCATCAAGTAGTAACTTTGCTGGTAGGTCTGTTTTTTTGAGTCCATCACAAAAACGCCTTCATTTCAAGTGGGTTGCCGGTGACTCGTGCGATCACCTCGTGGTCGTTCAAGATCATGAAGAGCGCGGGGTCTTCAAGATCGTCCTCGCCGGGAACACGAACTTCCCAACGGTCTCCGCCCCACTTGGGGACGCGGATGTAGTCGCCGACCTCGCACCACGAGCCTTCTGGCCACGGGAGCATGGTCTCGCGATGCTTGAACGCAAGCGGGCCGATCTCAATGACCTTGGCCACCATGTTGTTCCACTTTTCAGTTTCTTTGGTCTCTTCGACCAAAATAATCCCAGCACTTGTTGCCTTCTTTTTGGTGCGGCGCAATTGCACAAGAATGCGTCCGCCAAGAGGTTTGGCACCGGGGTCTACGCTCGGAAATGCCCAAGCTAATTCAGCGGCGTCAACCGCTACCGGTTCATTCATCTTCATCGTCTTCCTTCATCAGGTTATTCAAAATGTCGAGAGCTTCTTGGAGTCCCTCGTACTTACCGACCAGTCGTTGATAGACATCCCAATTCGGCGCGTTTCCCTTCGCCATGGACGAGGCTATTTCAGCCTGCGATGCCTTAATCTGCCCGATCAGATCTCCGATAGTTGCCATGGGGTGTGTTTATTTCTTCTTGGTCTGGCTCAGGCCTCCCTTCGGTGCGGGCTGGCTGTTGCCACCCTTCGATTGCATAGACTGGCCATCGAGCTTCTCGCCCATGGCAATGCGTTTGTGTTGGGGCACGTTGATGCCGCGTTGCTCTTGATCACTGGTAGCCATTTGGGCCTCCTTGGGTTGGGTTGAAAGCAGTCTTGTCCTGATCGAATTTCAATCGGGCCGCATCCCGCGTGAGTCGGGCTGTTTCGATGCGTTCTTTGGTCTCCATGTCGCCCACTGCAATGGCGAGTCGGAGGCGCTGTTCTTCCATCGCTTCTTCGTATTCGCGATTCATTTTGTCCATGTCGAGTTGGATCTTCGCGGCCAACTCCTTGTCCTTGAGTTGCAACTCGGCCTGATCGCGAGCCTGACGGCGCTGGGTCTCGGCCATGCTGGTCTGGAGCAGGACTTGCGCGTCCGGCGTCATCTGCGGCTGGGGCTTGTACTTCTGGAGGCCCTCGACCATCTGCTGGATGACCGGCATGATGCCTTGCAGGGTCTGCTCGGCGTCCATGGCCACATGCTGGCTGGCCGCGCCGAAGAGCTTGTCCACGTCCTTCGGATCGTCGATCAACTCGTAGTCGTCCAGCTTCTGGCCCAGCGACTTGTTGACGTAGCCGTTCATTCGGTTGAGGTACCACAGCACGAGGTGTTGCTTGACGTGCTCGACCATCTTGGGCAACAGGCCCGGGGCGATCACGGGGTTGCCGCCGAAGATCGGACTCTTGGCGAAGTCAAGGTGGGCCTGAATGTGGCCAAGGTGATCCTGCTCAGGGTAGGCGAAGGCGGCTTGGCCAATCGACATGGCCACGTTCTCGTTGGCCGCGTCCATCTTGGCCGGAGGCGGCACGTCCGTCATCAGTTCATTGACACCGGGCACCTTGATCTGCTTGAGGAAGCGCTGGATCACGGCACGGCGGTTGAACAGGTCGGGGTGCTTCTCCATCAGCGCCATGACGGCCTGCGTCTGGGCCATGCGCTGGGTCTCGCTGAAGATGTGCGGGTCAGAGACCGGGATCACATCAGTCACGCGGGCGAAGTCGTCGCGCTTGATGTCCAGATCCTCGACCACCTCGCCACGGCGCATGTCGTCCAGATACCAGCGGTTGATGCGGCTCAGGACGCGCAGGACGCGGGCTTGGGACTCGTGCAGGCGGGCATGGATCGAAGAGAACACAGCCGCGCCCTGCTCGATCAGAGCCTGCGTGGTGCCCACCGGCGTGTTGCTGTTCACATCGGCGATCTTCTCCTCAGCGGTGGTGACCACGCCCTTGGCGGCGGTCGTGAGCCAGCCCAGCAGTTGGAAGAGCACCGGCGAGGGCGGGTTGAACGGCATGGGCATGGCCAGCTTGCGGATGTCGTCCACACCGGGTGCGGCTTCGATCTCGGCCACCTGCGTGACCTCCACCTGCTGGCTCTGACCGGAGACCTTGGCCCCCTTGAGCTTGAGCAGGGTGGCGGCGTTGTTGATGTGTGCGCTGTCCAGCAGAGCGCGTAAGGCACCCGTCAGGGCGGCGGACATGCCACCGATGATGTGGGGCAGGCCGATGGCGTACGCGCCGCGCCACGGGATGAACTTGAACTCGACGATCCAGTCGAGCTTGGTCATCGTCTCGTCGCCCTCTTCCCAGTTGCGATACAGACCGATCACCTCGGTCTCCATCTCATCAATCATGAGGATGTACGGGGCCATCTCGCCCTTGGTGTAGCTGTCGCCCTTCAACTCCAGCCAGCAGTAGATGTGGTAGACCCGGCGCACACCGTCTTCGTTGTCGTTGGGCGACTTGCCCTCGACCTTGTCGGTGGCCTTCTGCGAGGCAGTCGGCTCAGGATCCATCGAGGAGCGGATGTAGTTTGAGTCGCGATACAGGCCAGAGGCGATGCGGCGCTTGAACTCGTACTCGCTGATGTCGTCCACCTCGGTCACGCGCTGGGCCGTGTAGAAGTTGCCAGCGGCGAATGGCAGGAGCACGTTGTCGATGGGCAAGAACTGCGCACAGGGGCGCTTCTTCTTGTCGTCGTACCAGAGCTTGAGGTACTGCGAGCCACCCAACGGCAACTGGGTCATCAGTTGCTCTTGCTCGTCGCGGAACTCCTCGATCTGCTCGGTCAACTGCCAGTTCATGAAGTCGCGCTTGCGCTCGGCAACTGCGGTCTTCTCCTCGTCGATGTCACCGAGGATCTTGGTCTTGGTCGGGCCGTCTGGCGGGAACAGTTCTTTGATGGCGCGGGCGGCAAAGTCGATGCAGGCCTCGGCCATGATCGGGTGAACCACCTTGCTGGCACCACTGAAGGTCGCGCCGCCGGGGGCGTCGTTGCCCATGCCGGTGCGCTTGATGCCCTCCTCGTACTGCTTGTCGCGTTGCTTGCGGGCCTCTTTGTCCTTCTCGACCAGTTCGATGTAGCGCAGGGCCATGCCCTTGAGGTCGAGCAGGTCGATGGAGTCGCTGTCTGCGAGGTTCTGGTAGAAGTCCTCGTTCTCCATCGGCCCCTTGGTGTCCATGTGGACGACGACTGAGCCGTCGGGTAGCTCCTCAAGCTCGCTGTCGTCGAGATCGACTTCGACTTCAACGCCACCCTCTTCTGCGCCTGCGTCATCCGGCTGGCCGTCAATGAAGCGGTTGTAGTCTTGTTCGATTGGAAATTCTGTGGCCATGGGTTATGCCCTCGCGTGTTCTAAGGCGGACAGGCCGGATCGTACGGCACCGCCCTTCTTTTTCTGGGTTCGATAGTCGGGGATCGCCTCCGACTTAAATGGTCGGTATATATATTCTTCGCCCAATGGCTCCGTAACATCATCAAGTAAATGACTTGCCGGCACTTTTTTTGTAATAACAACTCCAGTACCAGCGTAATCTTTGGCTAGTTGTTTATTTGTTGTAACAAAATCGCCCGCATTAATGTTTTTTACACCCTTTGGAACGCCTCTATATATCTCAACAAGTGAGTCTGGATTTAAATTGCCTGTAATATCGTATCTTGTGATATTTGGGCCGAGTTTTTGAATTGCTCGTTGCTGAGGGTTGTATTCAGTAAAAATTAAACCCGTTGGATTTAAGCTTCTGAGAACATTATTACTTGCATCCGATTCGGTTGCGATTGGTTTTGCGTTCGCTTTCGAGGCGTCGTCGGCAAACTTCTTGGTCAGGCTGTCAATGGCACCACGGAGCCAGTCCTTGACCTCCTGCTTGGCGCGGCCACCCTTGTCGAAGTGCGCCAGCCCACCGGCGGCGTAGTTGTTCAGTTCGTTGTCGGGGTAGATCCGGCCACCGTCGGCCATGTCGGGCGTGGTGTTGTAGGGTGCAACGACTCCCTTCGGTTGCTCGACGAAGCCGCCCCACGAGTAGCGCTGGACGGGTGTGGGCTTGTACATGATGGCCGTGCCTTGCTGTGGGTTCATCAGGCCCTCGTAGCCGTACTCCTTGGCCAAGCGCTCCACGTCGGTGAAGCTCTGGGTCGGGTCGGTCACGCCTTGGTTGTACTTGGCTGTGAACGGGGTGCGGTTGGCCTCGGTGGCCAGCTTGCGGAAGTTCATGGGGTCGGCGGACACGTCGTACAGTCCCTCACTGCGGGCACCGTAGCGGTGGATGCCCAGCCCCGGCTCAGGACGCACGGAACCCGGCTCGCCGGTGTAGAAGTAGGAGCGCTCCATCACCGGGTTCATCGAGCCTGTCAAGCGCTCCATCTCGCGGCCCTTGATGCCCGTGCCGTACCGGCTGGGGTCAATGATCTCGATGTCGGGGCTGTGGCTGAAGTGGGTCAGTTGCGAGGAGGCTGTCGTGCCTGCCTCGGGCTTGATCAGGGGCTGGATGTACCCGGGCATGCCACCCTTGTAATCGAGGTCGAGGTACTCGGGCGGCAGGATCACGCTCTTCTGGGGCGCGAACTGGAACTCGGCCCAGACACCCTTCTTGGCGTCCTCAAGCATCTTCACGTCCTCAGTGCGGCGGTGGCGCTTGGCGTCCATGATGGCCTCGTCCAGCTTGCTGATCTGGGCCTTCAACTCGGCATTGAGTGGGGTGTAGTTGACGAAGGAGTTCTGGCCACGGGTCTCGCTCGTCATGGCGATGCGGGCCAGCGGGGAGAACATCTTGCTGTGCGCGGCCCATGCCACCTCTTCACCCTTGGGGCCGAACTGGTTGCCGTGGATGGCGTGACCATAGAAGTCGTGAACGGCCCGGAACATCTCGTTGGTGTTCAGGCCGGTCTGCGGGTCGATGGCGTTGAGGAAGTCGTGTGGGTCACCGCCTTGGTAGACGTACATGTGGCGGTTGCCGTAGATGTCCTTGAGCATCTGCCCGCTCGAGGTGTAGTTGCCTTCGCCTTGGCGGTGGTAGGACATGTTGATGGGCAGGGAGCGGAACTGCTTTTCCGTCTCCATGGCCAACTGGCGGTATGCCGCCTCCATCAGTTGGTCGTAGTTCTGTGCGCCGGTGCTCTCGACGAGGTCGGGGTACTTCTTGGCGTACGCATCGAAGACCGCGCTCTTGTACTTGGGGTCGTCCTCTGCGGCCAGTTGGAAGGTGCGACCGATGGCTGACTGCTTGGCCAGCGAGGACTCGGGAATCTTGGGTAGCTCGTAGGGTGAGCCTGTGTACCGCTGGGCATAGTCGTCCGCTGTCTTGCGCACGAAGTTGCCCGGGTCGGCCATCATCTCCCGGATCTGTTCGTCCGATACTGACTGCGGAAGCTCGCTTCCAACTGATCCTGATCCGCCTTCTGGGGCTGGCCGTACTTCTTCGTGTATGCCGACAGCGCGTCGTCCGCTCGCTTCATCGCCTGTCGGGCGGACTCGGTAATATGGGCCTTCTTGGGTGGTTTCATACTTGCCTTTCAGCTTGGGTTGATCCGGTGCGGCCATGGGCTTGAGGGCCTCAGGCTTGGTGATGTTGAGCTTGGGTGCGGCCTCGACCTTGGGCACTGTCTTGCCTGCGGCTCGCATGGTCTTGGCGGTGGCGGCAACCCCGGGCACCATGCCCAGAAGGCCAAAGCCGCCTTCAACGGCGGCGTCGACATAGTCACCCTGCTTGGCGGACTGGTAGGCCTTGCCGAGGTCTCTCGCGGCCTCCTCGGTCTGTAGGCCTGTGCCCACGAACGGAATGAAGTCGGCGGCTCCCATGCCCAGCGGCAAGTTGGAACTCGGCCCGCCGGTGACAGTCTGTGCGGCGCGTCGTGCGCCGTATCGCTTCATCCCCAGCGCCTCAAGACCTGACTGAAGGCCTGACGACAGCCTCTCCCGGATAGTCGGGTCATAAGGCTTCAGTTCTGGAACTCGATCATCCATATGCCCCGCCTCGTGTGATAGATGTTGCAATCATACCGTCGACGCCTTGTCAAGTCCATCCTTGCGATGCCTGCATCCATGGCACTGCGCGTCGGCTTGGCCAAGGTCGCTCTTCGTGTACTGGCAGTCGATGCTCAGGACGTGCGGCACCTGCGCGATCCTTGCCGTGCGGGTCGAGCCGTCGTGCCACCAGCCGTCCTGCACGAAGTAGCGCGGCCTGTAGTCCCGACGGTTGTGGCACCCGTAGCTCATGGTCATGCGGCGTACGGGTTGACACGCTTGCCACGACCGCTGTCCACATAGTCGTCCTCGTCGTAGTCGTCGCGTGGTGGTGGGTCGACATCCAGCCAGCCAGCGTCGCGCAACCAGCGCAAGGCCTGCGAGCAGGTGTCCACGAGGTCGTCGTGGGTCGTCTCAGGGAAGGAGCAGATCTGGCTCACGAAGCCCTCGGCCCAGTCCCTGACGTACCCCTTACGCTTGCTCGACTCAGGGATCCACACCCGGCCCCGGGCGATGATGTGGGAGACGATGTTCAGGCGTTGCACCTTGTCGGCCCTGCCGGGGTTGTACGGCATAACGGGCAGGTGGGCGCGTTGCAGGTCTTGGATCAGGGCCTGACCGGCGCTCTTGTCCTCGATCAGGATCAGGTCGACGCGCTTTCTGTCCTTGCCCTCGCCGAAGACGATGTCGTACTCGTCGATCACCTTGGGGCGCAGGTCTGGGTACTGGAGCCTGTCCTGCCACGCATCGATCAGCATGACGGACATCGGGCCATCCTGCGGCTTGAACACGCCCCACGTCGTGGCCGCTGTCGGGTCGTTCTGGGTCTTCTCGGTGGCGGCGCAGTCGTAGGACTGGATGATGTACTCGAACTTGGGGAACTCGCGGCCATCGGGCCAGAGCTTGAACCACTCGCGCTTGACGATGCCGCCCTCTTCGGGGTCGATGATCTCGGCGTAGATCTCCTGACGGCCCAGCTTGGTGCCCTCGTACTGGAGGATCTGCTTGCGGAAGTTGGCCGACAGGTTGTCGATGTTGGCGTAGGTCGAGGCGGTGGTCAGCACCACGTCGTCACCCTCACGGGCGATCAACTCGAGGATCAGGTCTTTCGGGCGCGGGGTGGTGGTGCAGATCGTGCGGGTCTTCGCGCCCAGACGCACACCGAACTGGATCTGATCCCAAGCCTCTTGGAGGTACTCCCACGCGGCCAACTCGTCCAGCCAAGCCCCATGGAACTGCGGCCCCCGGAAGCGCTCAGGCTCGCTGGCAGGGATGCCGATCAGGATCGAGCCGTTGACCAGCGTCAGGGTCGGGCGCGGGGCCTTGATGTACTGCTTGATCAGGTAGGACGGGATGACGGACAACAGGCCCGAGTCACCTTCAAAGCATGTGCCCTGCACGTCGGCGCTCGTGGGGGCGGAGACCAGCCAGCGTGTCCCGGGCATCTCCCATGCCCACCAGCCCACCTGCTCGGCGGCTGTGCGGGTCTTCCCGGCTCCTCGGCCTGCCAGCATCAGCCAGATCGACCACCAGTCGCCCTGCGGGGTTATCTGGTGGACGTGGGCCTTCTTGAGCCAGCCAGCCCGCCAAGTGAAGGCCAACTGGTCTTCGAGGGGGAGGAGTTGGAACTTCTCCTGCACCTCCTCGCTGGCCAGCATCTCGAGCGCTGTGCTCACCGCTTGGCCTTGGTCAATTCCATGTTCTCCAGCAGGGCGCTGAAGAGTTGCTTGGCCTCAGACTGGGCCTCGACCACCAGCGGGTTCTCGGCGTTGCCGGACAGTTCCAGCTTGTCGCCGTACTTCTTGGGCTTGAGCTTCATGGCCGTCCACTTGCGGGCCTCGATCCTCTGCTTCTGGTAGGCCACATACCCTGAGTCGATCTTGATGTCGACCACATTGCCCTGCTTGTCGTAGATCGGTTGCATCTCCGGCGTCTCGTCGGCGATGGCGATGATCTCGTCGGCCAGCGTGTCTGCCTGCTCTTCCCGGGCGCGTGTGTATTTCTCGGCAAAGTCTGGATGCTTCAGCAACCATTCGTAGACAGTCGACTGATTCGGCATCCCGTCTTCCATCAGGATTCGCCTGAGACTCTCTCCCTCCGATATACGGATACAGATGACGTTGGCGATGTGTGTGGAGTACAGGGAAGGGCGACCCATCTTCTTTTTGGGCGCTTCGGGGTTCTTGGCCTTGCTTATGGCGGCGTCTGCTTCGCGAGCGGCCTCGGCCTTCTTCTTTGGCTGTTTCGGGGTTTCTGGCTTGGCCATATTCCTCTCCGGTTGAGTTGCGTTAATCCGAGTGTAAACCGATTCGCTTTCCGTTCGCCAGAGAGGTTGTTGGTGGCCGGTGCTGATCTCCGGCTTTTGTCCGTTTACCCACGACGTTTAAAGGTATCGGCCCACAAGTGGGTAATGGCTCTATTGTCCGAATCCCTCGCGCATCAGCCTGCGCTCTCACCAACACGGCTGGCCCCGAACGCTACCCTACTCGACCAGAAGGCTTTCGGAGACGCGCACACGGCCATGCGTCTTGGCCCCCGTTTTGTTTCATCGGGCGGGGAAACCGATTCGCTATCAGTTCGCTTCTTGCGCGGCCTCGTCGATCAGGTCGGCCTGCTCAGGGGCCTTGTACTGCTCGACCGGGGTGCCTTTACCAAGCTCGGCCACCAGATCATCCTGCGACGCGACGCGCACGGACAGCATGCTGTTGGCCACATGGCTCAGTGCCTGCTGGCGCAGGGCGGCTTTGATCAGGCGGGTCTTGCCGTCAGGAGTGCCGACAAGGTAAATGCGTTGTTGAGTTGCCATGGTTTTGAATCCAGTTGATATTGTGCGTGTAATTTTACCATTGAATTGGGCACATGAGAAAGGCCGTCTTTCCGGCCTGTCAGAGTTTGATACGGCGATCTCCTCGCCACGATTACCGAATCGGTTTTGGTTCGCTTATGACTCGCATTGGCTTCGCTATCCAATCGCTTTAAAGTAGGCAGATCATAACCACGCAGGCCAGAAAAGCCAACCCTGCAAGGATCTCGTCAGCCACGAAGCGCCAGTCTGTTGCGTACCAGTCACGCTGGCTGGGCAGGTCTTTCATCATGTCGTCGATCTCTTGTCTGGTCACGCCTCCCTCGCTTTCAGCATGGCGTCGGCCATCTTGTATGCAGTAACGGCGCACCAATCGAAGTCGCTAACTTGCGCAAATTGCCCGGTAACAGGGTTTGGAGCCAACACGCTTGAAATCGCCTTAGCCGCAAAGTAGTCGCGCAGGGTCATGCCTTGCAGGTTGCGTATCAATGCCTCTTCGCCAACTGGAAACGCTGGGCCTCCGGTGTTGTTCATTTCAAATCCCCCAAATCACCCATAAACCGTTTTTTCAAAAAGTTGATGGCAACCTCCTCCTTGCGCTCAATCGAACGCCTGAGGGCCTCGTCTTGACGCTTCTTGGCCTCCTTGAAGATAGCCAGCATTTCCTCGATCTGCTCGATGCTGTACATACCCTCATCGATCCAGAACTGGGCGGTGCCGAAGCGTACTATTTCGAGCGTCATTTGTTCTTCTCCTTGAGTCGGCGGTATTGCGCCACGTTGTTGTGCATGGCCCGGTAGTCACTGGCGCTCTTGGTGATTATTTGTGGCTCAGGGAACTCAGCGAACCTCACCATGAAGTGCGAGCCACTGCGGGGCTGTGCGTCGATCATGTGAAAGCCCTTGCTCTCGTAGAACTTGGCCTGCTCTCGTAGAACTCGGGGGATGGTCATTTGTCACCCCTTCTTTTCACCGCCTCAATCATCTCGAGTGCCCACTTCCGGTCGAGGTCATCCACGGCCAGTTCTGCCTGCTTCCTCAGTGAATCGATGATCACCGTGCGCTCATGGGCCGCACCGGCCTCGTAGCCCTCCTGCCACGTCATGAATGACTGCGGCGGATTGTTGGCCACCACAAGAGCGGCGAAGTGGTACCGGGTGTACATCACACCCTCCTTGCGGGACTGCTCCTCGGCCTCGTGCCAGAGGGCGTCAAGTTGGCTTCTCTTCATGTGTTCTTCTCCCGCAGTTTGGCTTCTAGGGCGCGGGCAAACTCATCGAATCCTCCGCCCTCCTGTGTGTCATCAAATGCAATGTTGATGTCTTGCTGGGTAAGCCCCACCCACGGCTTGCTTGCTGGTGGGGATGTGTAAACAGGCATCGGCCTCTCAAGCCATGACGGGTCGTCGCTGATAACGGTGTCAGTCTCCACGCCGTAATAAATGCTTCCATCCTCTCGGGTTTCCACCCAAGCCGCCGGATCCTGCTGCTGCCGTGTCATTCGTTCAAGCAACTCGGCGGCTTCAACAGAAACCGGGTCGCCGTTCTCATACAAGGCGTCAATCATCTTTCGCACATACTCAACAGGCTCCTGCTGCTGTGCTGGCTGCATGTTCAAAGCCATGTCACCAACAACCCCAATCAGCCGCTTGATCTCAGCCACAAGCGCCGCAGTAGTCTCTGCGTCAACCGGCACGACTGCACCGGGCATCAACCATTCTTCTTTCATTTCCATGCTTCGTCCCGTCCTTTCTCAATGTGTTTTTGTGCGCTCAGGTCTGCCCAACAAGCCAGCCCAATACAGGCCAACCACAGCATCAAACAAACGATTGCCGTCATGTGTTCTTCTCCCGCAGTTTGGCTTCAGTAAATTCCATGAGTGCATCTCGCCATTTAAGGTCAACATCAGCCCACAGTGCGTTTTCTGCTGAAGTGACGACCTCTTTCTTGTCCTCATCCGTCAACCCCACCCACGGACGCTTAATCCCGGTGCCTGACGTGATAACGAGACCGCACTCGCCACACACAATGTCTTGGTACAACTCGCCTGTCTTGACATCCTTGCAGTCGTCAACTTGGGCAGGTTGTACCTTGTCGCAAAGGTTGCAGTAGATTCTCATGTCAACTCCACCACGGTGCCGCGCTCTGCGTTGGGGTATTTCTTGTGCGAGAACTCGTCGATCTGCTCATGCTCACCGTAGTACCACTCCTCATTGACGTTGAGGAACACCGGGATGATGGTGACGTGGCCGACCTCGGTGACGCCACCCTCGTACCCGGGGCGCACCACCATGAGTTCGGGGTCGAGTAGATTCAAGTGTTCGATCAGTTCTTTGACTTTCATTTCTTCTCTCCTTGGTTTGCCATCGCGTGCAATGCGTCCTCGATAAAACCCATGTGATTTCCAGACCACGAATCCCATACCGCCGTGCGCCTCTGATTGATTGTCAAGTCGCCGTCAGGGCTACTCTTGAGCAACTTGCCCATCTCCGGACAACTGGCGGTTGGTTGCTTGGGTTCTGGCCCCGGGGGACAGATGGTGTAGATATAAGGCAACTTAGCCATTTGGCTTCTCCTTCAGTGTGTGTGCGAGGTTCATGCCGCTGAGGAACACAGCACCCAGCGCCTGCTGGAAGGTGCATCCCCCGTTAGTCATGGTGGTGAAGATGTCGATGGCCTCGGTCTCGATGAACTCCCGGCTCTCGCGAGATCCAAGGTGTACGGTTTCCATGCCTCGAGGGCTGGATCTGGCCATAGTGGGGCGGATGCCGTTCATTCGGCCTCCACTACGCGGGTCAGGGCCTCGATCAGTTCCTTGGCCTGCTCAGTGGTCAAAGTGGTGCGGGCACCGCCTCCACGCACTTGCACGGATAGCCAGACGATGCCGTCGTCGAACTTGTCGACAAACACGACCTCGTCGCGCTCGGTGGTCTCAATACGGGTTTGCAGGTCTACGGTTTCCATGGTGTTCTCCTCAGTAGCAATCAGCGGTTTCGAAGTGTTCGGCGATCTCGGCCTCGATGCGGACGATGTCGCTCTTGGTGAGCTTCTTCTCGAGCCATGCGGCCTTGTAGCCCTTGCGATCCAGCACCTCCCACTCGGCGTCGTTGTAGCCGTAGTAGTCCATGTCGCTGGCGGCGTTGTAGCTGTACGAGCCTTTGACGCTCTCGTAGTGGGTCACACCGATGATGCAAGGGATGCCTGCGACGGTGGATTCGATCTCTGCTTGATAGTGTGTCATTTCGCTGTCCTTCTCTGTTAAACCACATCACTGCGATGTCGTTGGTGTAATTCTACATTAAATTACCAGCACCCGCACAAGCCCCTTTTTCTAGGTAGTTTCCCTAGGTGTCTGACGCAGGTGCCGGAGCAGTTCGTCCAGCACGAGGGCGTCATGACTGGAGGCCTTGCGGATGTACTGCTCGATCTCGTGGCACAAGAAGTTGCACCCGGCGTCGAAGCCCCGGATGTACTCGCTCATGACAGCCTCAGGAGGCGGGCTATACGGGCGCTGGGGCGGTTTTTGCAGGCTGGCAGGGTCTGCCCCCAGCACCCACGTCACGCAGGCGTTTCCTGAGGGGTTCTTGCGCGTCAGGCCCTCAGGGTGGTGGCGGATCTGGCCAGCCTTCCACAGGTCGGTGAACCGGCGGCGGATGGTGTTGATCAGGCCCCCATGCATCTCGACGAACTCGTCGGGCGTCAGGCCCACCTCACCGGCCTGCTCAAGCTCGTCGAGGATCTTGGCCTTGATGCTCTTGCTGACCTTGTTGGCCTTCTCGAAGGCGAGTACCTCGGTCATGGGGCCGTTGGCGTGGGTGTGTGTGCGAAGCTCGTTCATGTTACCTCCTCAGAATGGCGCGTCAGGCACGGCGCTCAGATCGATGTGCGGCTTGCGCTGGCGCTTGATCTTCACGGTGATGTACTGGTAGTGGTCGGCGGGCTTCTCCCACACCCACCGCACCACCTTTCCCATGTAGTCGAGGATGCCGTACTTGATCACGACAGATCCTCTTCGATGGCCAGCACAGAGTTCTGCTCGAGCAGGGGCGCATGCACGGCCTCTTCGACGGCAGTCTTGGTGAGGGAAGCGTTCTGCTTCGAGCGGGACACGAGGTCTTCGGCCAGCACCGCGAAGATGCGCGAGACGGTCATGGGCGACAGCAACACCTCTTGCTTACCGGTGGGGCCTTCGAGCAGGACGGTGCCCGCGAGTTGGTTGGCGTAGTCCTCGTAGGAGGAGCGCTGACGGATTTCCAGTTTCGTGACTTTCATGATGTTCTCCAGTTTCAGTTGCGTTCAGTGATGTCGCCAGCGGCAATCCAGAGGATGCGCTGAAGGTTTTGTGCGTGGTCGGCGAGTTCTTCATCGTCCCATGCTCCGTACTCCCGAAGCTCTCGCTTGAGATCCTCGGGGTTGATCTTCTCCAGTTGCCTGCGGATCTTGCGCTCTTGCGACAGGCGCATCACGTCGGCATCGCACTGGCCGGGGTGGGCACAGGACTGGGCCTGTGCAAGGGTCATCTCAATCTCAATGCGTCCGCAGGATGATGTGAACCACATGATTCGCTTTCCTTTCGCTTTTAGTTGGGTTATTTGCTGGTGACCTTGATGCTGAACACGGCGGCGGTCTTGGTGTGCTCGGCGATCAGATCGGCGGGGATGTTGAGAACCTTGGCGATGGCCTTCCAGTCGACGGTGGAGCGGTTGGTCTCGACGTAGGTGGCCTTAAACAGGTCGCCCTCGAAAGCCTTCTGGCCGGAGAGGCTGGCCTCGTCCTTGAGGCTGTCCTTGATGGCATCGGCCTGCTTGGTCAGGTCGGCGATCTGTGCGAGCAGTTGGCCGAGGTTGTCGATGCTGTTGGTGTTGATTGCTGTGGTCATGATTCGCTTTCCTTCTCTGTTAGACGCCATCGAATTGATCGCGTTGGTGTAAGTATAAATGAAATTACAGGGGGTTGCACAAGCCCCCTGCAAAAAATTTTTCTAAGTAGTTTCCCCTAGTAGTTTTCGGGTGTCGGCCAGCAGATCCGCCTCGTCGAAACCATAGTGCTTGGGGAACCCCTTCGTCCCGAGGCCGTGGAGGCCCTTGGAGCCGCGATGATGAGCCACGCATACCGGTATGACCTCCCAGTGGCTTGCGCGTCTCCCAGCCCCTGTTCCGGCCCTTGGGTGATGTAATTCAACCGGGCCGGGGCTGTGTGGCCCAAAAAGTCGAAGGCAAACCACGCACCCCAGTTCGGCCACCCGGCTCATGTGCTTTTTTTCGGCCAGTGTGGTCATGACGGGAGCACCCTCACGACCACCGGTGCCTTGGTGTCGTTGTCAAACTCCTCCGTCAGGGCCACGGCCTCCTCTGCGGTCTTGCCTAAGTACATCGCCATCAGCGCGTAATCACGGCCACTGCCGATTGCATGAAAGGGCCTGCTCACCCGCATCCACATCCCCGCGCCGTGAGTGAACACCCCGAATCTCGTCACCAGCAACAGCGAGGGATCGTTCTCGTCCTTCTTGTAGTCAGGGAAACCCATGTCGAGAATTTCCGTTGCGGTCATCTCGGCCACGCGCTTTTGATACCTCAGGATGCAAGCCCAATCACCAGCACCGCCGAGTAGGTAATCCTTACCCTCCATCACTTTGCAGGGTTCGTACTGTTTCAACCCCCAGCCATCAGAGCGGAGGGTGTCGTGCGCCATGTGTTTTCCATCCCATGCGATAGTCGTCATCTCAGTCCTTTCAATCTGTGAACCCAACGAGGATGCTGTCGGGCCGGGGCACCTCCACGCCAATGGGTCTCCACAGGTGCAGGCAGTTCGGGTGGTTGTTGACGTAGTCCGCCGCCGGTGGGTGGTACTGCAACACACAGTCCTCCGGCCCCCAGAACATGTCCTTGATCTGGCACATCTCATCCCACAGCGGTGGGCGGTCTCGGCGGCTCACACTGACGTGCTCCCAGCCTGCACCGTTGGATGCGATCACGCGCACCTTCTGGCCATGCTTGAGCGGGATCACGAACCAGCCATTCTGGTCGTCGCCGGGTGGCATGTTGGCCACCACGACGCGGTACTTGTCAGGGCACTTGAACATTACGGCTTCCCATGCAGTGGCGCGACTTGACTGCTCACAAGATCGAAATTCAATTCGGTGTCTCGGAAGATGGCTGGCGCGAAGTGCTTCAACTGGTCGATCAAGCCCACACAGGTGTTGTAAGACATCGGTGACTTGACCCTGCTTCCGTTGGTCTCGATGAGCTTCTCGAGTCCATAAATCTGTTGCGCGATCAGGATGTCGAGGGTTGCTTGCCTGCTCTCTTCGCTCAGTTGCTCATTCAACTCGCGAACTTCATTCAATGGTTTCATCAGTCGTTCCTTTCTTTTGCCCACTCATTGCGGATGCCTGCGACCCAGCCAGCGTTGAAGTGCCGACGCACCTCCTCGTTGCCTGCGGTGCGCGAATGGCCCATGTTGTCGAGGTAGTCGTTGAACGCATCCTCGAATGACTT